CTGCTGGGCAAGATCAGTGCTACCCATACTATCCAGTTTCGCAACCAAATCCTCCGCCCGAAGATGCGTATACCGCCTCAGCATCTGCATTGACTTGTGGCCACTGATCGCGGCGACCTCCTGGTCGGATAGCCCCGCCTCTACCAAGCGGCTGACGGCCTCATGGCGTAGATCATGAAAGCGAAAGTCATCGAGCCTGGCCTGCTTCTTCGCCTGGTTCCAGAGCTTGGTGTAGGCGTAGGGGGGCGCGCTTTCCATCCTTTCCAGGCTCACCGAAGAACACCAGGTCGCAGTCGAGCGGGCGCACCGGATTGTTCAGCGCCTGCTTGAATACTTCGGTAGCCGCCTGGGTCAGCGGTACCAGGCGGGCTTCGTTGTTCACAAGTTTTAGACAAGGAGGCTATGCCATTAGCTGCCCGTGAATTCAGTTATAATTACTTCTCCCCCTCCTCACGGACAAAGGCTTTGGCTTAAGCTCGTAAGCATCTAATATCTTTTTAGCTACTCGCCTGCTTATAACCTTCCCTTTTATTCTTTTTAACACCTCCGACTTATACTCCATCGACCTGAATAGCAATAGGTGGTAGGCTTCTTTCTTAAACTCATAGCTAAGCAACTCATCAGTTGCTACTTTCATATATGCTTTAGCCATGTGCTCCCATACCTTAATCTCTCTTTCAGGCTCTTTGTCACGGGAGAAAGACTCGCCCATCTCATCCAAAGATATAGGAAAAACCTCTTTCAAAACCTCATTAATCACTGCAATTCTTGCTTTTTGACCATCATCAATCACGCTGGTCCCTATAGGCGACTCACTTATCTCATCTATAGAACAAGAAACAAGCCTACCACCACCCTCTTTTTTAAGATGCCTTTTTACACTGCTTTCTTTTTTAACATCAGCGCCGCTTACTTCTTCATCAATCACCACTTCCACTGCTGCGGAACCAAACAAGTTTTCACATACCGACCATAATGCATTCTTAGCAACCTTAAGTGGAATGTGAAAAAACTCTCTGCTTCCGTTTTTCCTATATGAAGAAAGAACCTTATGGATTGCATCCTCTGCGACAACACAGTCCGGAACCTGACAAACATAAACCAGTTCAAAGTGCTCCGGCACACCCGTAGCGTTCCAATAAATCTGCTTGGCCCGTATTACCGGAGAATTTTTAGTCCTCCCGATTTTAAGCACATATGGAAGATAAGACTGATTCTTCAGGATATAAACATATTCCACCACAACACCTCAACCAAAGAAACATGAAACAAATTCATATCATACTAACAATGCGCAGCATACTGGCAACTCCATTTTGACTCAACATAAAGCACTGACATTAAACAAAAAAAGCAATATAACCACCCACTAACTAATAATGCACTCACCCCAAACCGCTAAAATTTCGCGACATTGTCATCATCTTTCAAACAAAAGGGCTATATTTTTTTCGGTCTTGAACTATATTTCACTAATCCTATCCAGCTTGGCGACTAAATCCTCCGCTCTCAAATGTGTATACCGCCTCAGCATCTGCATCGACTTGTGCCCACTGATCGCGGCGACCTCCTGGTCGGATAGCCCCGCCTCTACCAGCCGGCTGACGGCCTCATGGCGTAGGTCATGAAAGCGAAAGTCATCGAGCATGGCCTGCTTCTTCGCCTGGTTCCAGAGCTTGGTGTAGGCGTAGGGGCCGCGCTTTCCATCCTTTCCAGGCTCGCCAAAGAACACCAGATCACAATCGAGCGGGCGCACCGGGTTGTTCAGCGCCTGCTTGAACACCTCGGTGGCGACCTGAGTCAGCGGCACCAGGCGGGCTTCGTTGTTTTTGGTGTCCGTGAGGCGCACCACGCGGCGTTTCACGTCGACCCGGGAGCGAGTGAGGGTCAGGATCTCTGAGGAGCGCATGCCCGTCTCCAGGGCGATTCTGGCGATCCAGGCCAGCATGGGATTGCTGTGCTGCCGTAGCACGGCGAACAGGCGCTTCTCCTCGTCGGCGCTCAGGCGCCGGTCGCGCCCTTCTCCAGGGCTGGGTTTGCGGATGTTCTGGACGGGGTTGTAGGTCAGGCCCAGTCCCCACTCCTGGATGGCTACGGTGTAGAGGTGCCCGAGCAGCGCGAGCTCCAGGCGCACGGTATTGGGGCTGATGGGCTGGCCCCGATACCCGAGGCTGTTCAGCCGGTCATCGCGGTAGTTGGCCACCAGGTCTGGCGTCAGGGCCGCGAGGGAGTACTTGCCCAGGTGCTCAACCAGCGTGTTGGCCTTGTGGCGTTCGCTCTTTTGGGTGCTGGGCTTCTTGGTGGGAGTAACGTCGGCCAGGTAGCGCTTGAGCGCGGCTTCGAGCGTCATGCGCTCCGAGGCACTGCGCTGGATATAGACGCCACGCACCATTTCATCTTCGGTACGGCGTGCCCAGTCCTGAGCGTCTCGTTTGGTACGGAAGGTCTTGGCGGTGGTGGGCCAGCCGGTCTTGCGGATGACGGCTTTCCAGCTACCGGCAGGGGTCTTGACAATGGTGGCCATGAAAGTCTCCAGGGGGCTGAAGGATCGGCACTGTACCGAAACTGTACCCTTGGACTATGGGACTCACCACAGAAAATTCTTAAGTAGCTGATTTGAATGGTGGGCCCAGTAGGACTTGAACCTACGACCAAGGGATTATGAGTCGATTACATCGACTGTGGCAGGATGGGACTAAGTGAGTAACGGCGCGGCCTGCGACGTGGCTTAGCGGGGAATGGTTGTGTAAGCTGACCCCATCATGTGGCGACCTAACAGCCCCCCATACAGCCCCCTGGATAATCCCCTAGTCTCATGCTCAACGAGAAACAGCTGCGGGCCCTAAAGCCGCGAGAAAAAGAGTTCACGCTCTCGGATGACGGGCAGCGTGGCGTCGGTCGTTTGCAGATCCGGGTCAGGCCCGGCGGCGCCAAGGACTGGCTATACGTCTACTACCTCAACAAGCGCCGACGCAAGGTCGGCATCGGTGCCTATCCATCCATCAGTCTCGCCGACGCGCGCCGGAAAGCCGCAGAGCTATCCGGCCACCTCTCTGATGGAGACGACCCGGCAAAGATCGTACGCGAGAAGCGCGCCGCCAGCGAAACCTCTTACGGCACCCTGGGCGACCTGATCCAAGCATACACCGCCGACATGAAGGAGCGCGGGCGGAACACTGCCGACGAGGTGATGGAGCGCTGCCAGCGGTACGTGAAAGGGCCCTTCCCTGCCCTGTGGTCGAAACCAGCGAAGGAAGTCACCAGCGGCGATATCCGTGACATCCTCGCCCATCACATCAAGCGTGGACTGACGACCACCACCAACCGCCTTCGCTCTTGGCTGCACACCGCCTACCAGTACGGGCTGGCGATCGAGCATGATCCGCGGCGCCAGTCCGTAATCCGCTGGGAGCTGGAGACTAATCCGGTGTCGGTGGTGCCCCGGCAAGCGGATTGGGAGCGCCAGGGCGAGCGCGTCGTTTCCGGTAATGAGCTGTCAGCGGCTTGGCACGGCCTACCCCAATACTCGCCCGCGGCAATGGCGCTTCGCCTCGTCATGACCACAGCCGGCCAGCGCCCCCAGTCGTTGCTGAGGCTCCGGGTCGAAAACATCGACTTTGATCAGGGCATCATCGAAATCCCAGCGGCCGCCAGCAAGAACGGCCAGCCCCACGTTGTGCCGCTCAACGAGTATTCGCGCGACATCCTCACCTACCTTTGCGAGAAGGCGCTGGCTCGTCACTCTCCGCTGCTCTTCGCCAGCCCGAAGAATCCCGACGAGCACATCGGCATTACCTCCGTGCCTCATCTGTTAGGCAAGTGGCAGCGCGATGGCAAACGGGAAAGGTGGTCGCCGCGGGACGTCAGGCGAACCGCTAAGACGGTGCTTGGGCAACTCGGCGTCTCGAAGGAAGATCGTGACCGACTGCATGGGCACGCGATGCACGACGTCTCGAGCAGGCATTACGATCGCTACGACTACCTAGCGGAGAAGCGGGCAGCTATGCAGGTTTGGGCCGCCTGGCTGAATGGAGTCATCAACCAGGTATGAAATAGAAGCGAACAAATTTAAAAACGAGGACGATAAAACATGTCACCAGAGATCCAACAAGCTTTAATAGGCGGCGGGGCTTCCATAGTTGGAGCTTTCTTAGGCTCAGGTATCGTTTCCTACATGACAGGGATTATGTCTGAAAAGAAGCAGGCTGATATTTCAACCTACCTATCCATCAAAAAGCTGTGCTCAAACAACTCTTTAACTTATATCAAGAATGCCGACTTCTTCGACGGATTGCCCCAGTGGGTTGTGTATCCAATCTATGACATAGCCAGGCTCGACGACAATAAGAACAACTGGCACTTCCACGATAGGAAACTACACGAAGCGCTGCGAAGAGTGATAGCGGCCGCCGAAGAGTTTTCGAAGGAGGTTCCGTCAAGAACGACTCCGGAGGGTCAGCGACCTAACGCGATTATAACCACGATGTCTAATAGGTCCAGGGCGGACCATCATGAGAAGCAACGCTGTCGGCGAGAAAGCGAGGAGCTTGTGGATGTTTCTAACCGTTTTTACGATAGCGTGATTGAGTTTGATAGCATTGCCATAAGGAGGCTCAGATTATCGTCTGCTGACTCCCCTTCTCCTGCGCCAGAGGATTTGGTTCAGATCTAGCTATTACAGCGGATTTTGAATCCGTTTCCAATATGATCCACGGCCGCGCTTGCAACGGGCCTTTCTATATAAATCAGTTAGTTAGACAGTCCCACAAGTCACACCGCAATCGTCGCGGTCGCAGCATCTGCGACCAAAATGCGACCACTATCTATTCCCACCAGCGTCACAGTGACTTACATTCCCCGCGTGCGCTTGGGGAGAATTGCATGCTCAACATAATTGGACTCATAGCTGGCTTCATTGGGGCCATATGCCTGCTGATTGATCCGAACAGTTGGATCTTGGGGAAGTTCACGAAGGTCTATATCGAAAAGAAAGACTCAGAGTTGACTGTTCCCGAGTACAACGCCTGCAGTCGTAGATGGCTGATAGCCCAGCGGCTCGTCCGTCGAGCAGGCATCTTTCTAATCGCTGCCGGTTTCGCTCTTCAGCTGCTGGCCGCTTTGAGTGATCGGCTAGGACCTTGGTGGTGATGGTTCGATAACATCCAGCATACGCCAATGATGCTGCGCACTGTCGGTTTATCCAGCGCCGAAACGGCGTAAGCCGCGCCATATCTGGCCTCAGCACTGCCAGACTATATCCTTCGACAGCGCCAAATTGGCATAGTTTGGCGCTCGGTTTGCCCCATTTTTGCCCCATGGTTTTGTACGCCTGCCGGCCTGGACGACATTGGCCAATAGACGCGTCAATGCATGACTCCGGGCAATGGCCTAATTCCTCTATCAGGCCCACCGCCGGCGCCATAGAATGAATCAAGCCAGCCTTTCCAACTCCTCGTACAGTGGCATCGGAATCGTCACGCCGCGCTCAAGACTCCGCTCACGCGCTTCGAAACGACGCTGAGAAGGTAGCCGTGCGCCCTGGTCCAGAATCCGATCGAACAGCCCTTCAGCATGGATGAGTTGAGACTCGCTCTGTGCACCGAGGAACGTCTCTGGCGAGAACGCGATGACGATCTCGCCATGCTGCGGTCTGCCGGTACCAGCATCATTGGCGGGTGATGTCTCGTGGCTCAGGGCATCACCGATCAACGGGCCAGCAAGCAGCTCGATCATCGTGGAAAGCGCTGCCCCCTTGTGGCCGCCGAAAGGGAGCATGGCTCCCTCAAGGGCCGCGGCAGGATCTGTGGTCGGCTCCCCCTCTGAGTTCAGCGCCCACCCTTCCGGGATCGAGTCGCCGGCGCGCCGATGCAGCTCGATCTCCCCGCGTGCCACGACACTCGTGGCGAAGTCGAAAACGTAGGGCAACCGACCCGGTCGTGGCCAGGCAAAGGCAAAGGGGTTGGTGCCGAGCAGAGGGTTTGATCCGCCGGTCGGCGCGACAAAGGCGTGAGTCGGGTTCATCGCCAGCGCTGCAAGACCCAATTCGGCTAGCGCCTCCACCTCGGACCAGAGTGCGGAGAAGTGAAAGCAATGATTGATGCCTAGCACCGCTACACCGTTGCGCTCCGCCTTCTCTTTCAGGTGCGCCTTGCCGGTCTCGAACGACAGTAGCGAGCATCCGCCACAAGCGTCGATCTTGACGACGCCCGGCGCTTGGTCACGAACTACCGGTTCGGCCTGGGGATCCAGTCCGCCCTTTCTCGCGGCATCCACACAATTGATCAGGCGATAGAGCCCGTGGGAATGACACTCATCGCGCTGGGCTGCAACGACGCTGCGCGTGATGGCATTCGCATGGGCTGGGCTGAATCCCGCTTTGTCCAGAATGCGGAGACTCAGCGACTCGGCCTCTTCAAGGCGGAGAGAAACATCGTGGGTCATCGTCGACTCGACCTCAGGTATTTGTCATACATCATAAGTTCGAGGCCACGTGACTGGCTATCCTCATGCGCTAGACGAAAGTGGCACGCATTGATTTGCCTCCTGCGGGCTCCTTGCCTGATACTGTACGTGCATACAGTATTCTTAGGGAGCACGCTGTCATGTCTGCACAGTTCAAAGCCGCCGCGTCATACCAGCGCTCGGCCAAGCGCATCCAGCAGCAGATCGCCCGGGCGCGCGATCGCAAGCAGTACGCGGTCACCGTCTACCGCTTCGATGAAGACGACCCCGCAGCGTGGGATCGCATGCTCAACGAGTTCGAGGAGCTGGACTATGTCACGGTCAGCCGCGTCGGCGTGGCCGAGGCGCTGATCACCTGGAATGCAGCGGAAGCGGAGGCGGCGTCATGAATACCGTCGTCGATGTTTTAGGCCAGGCCGACCTGGGCGCGCCGGTCGCTTCCATTCCTCTCGCCGCGGGAGAGGTCCGCGCGGGCTTTCCCTCGCCCGCGGATGACTATCTGGAGACGACGCTCGATCTCAACGAGCTGCTGATCCCGCACCCGACGGCGACGTTCTTCGTCAGGGCCAAAGGCCACTCAATGGAGCGTCACGGAATCTACGACGGCGACCTGCTAATCGTCGATCGATCCCTGGAGGCTGGCGTTGGCGATGTGCTAATCATGGCGGTGGACGGCGAGCTGACGTGCAAGCAGATGCAGAAAATCGGCCAGCGCTACTACCTGTGCTCGGGCAATGAACACTTCCCGCCGATCCCGCTCGCAGGGTGCGAGTGCCATTGCTGGGGTGTGGTGACAGACAACGTCCATTCGCTGCGCAGAAAGCGGTAGGAGGCGTCCCTGCCAATGGAGCTCCTTTGCCCCCGCACTGGAGGGCAGCTTCGAGTGTCCACTCATAAACCAGATGGTCAAGATAACTATAGTCGTATGAGGTAGCGCGATGATCGGATTGGTCGACTGCAACAACTTCTACGCCTCGTGCGAACGGGTCTTCCGCCCGGACTGGGGAGGCCGGCCTATCGCGGTGCTGTCGAACAACGACGGTTGCGTGATCGCCAGATCGAACGAAGCGAAGGAATTGGTCGAGATGGGCGCGCCGACATTTAAGATACCGCCGGCGGCGCGGCGCGAGCTGATCCTGGTCTCGTCGAACTACACGCTCTATGGCGACATGAGCCGGCGCGTGACGGCGACGCTTCGCGAGTTCACACCCTACGTCGAGATCTACAGCATCGACGAGTCGTTCTTGGGATTCGAGGGTTTCCCGGTCGAGCAGCTCGAGGACCATTGCCAGCGGCTACGCTACGTCGTCCGTCGCAACACCGGTATTCCGGTGAGCGTGGGCCTATCGACTAGCCGAACGCTGGCCAAGGCTGCCAACCGTCTGGCGAAGAAGATCCCGGCCTATGAGGGCGTTTGTCTGCTCCAGCCGGACAGCGATATCACGCGGCAGATACTCGAAGACATGCCCGTCACTGACCTGTGGGGCGTCTCCGGCCGGCTCGGCCAGCGGCTGGCGCAGATGGGCATCGTCACTGCCTGGCAGCTGAGAGAGGCAGATCCAAAGCGGATCCGGTCCAGATTCTCGGTAGTGCAGGAGCGACTCGTCTACGAGCTACGCGGCATCGACTGCATCGACACCGATGACTACGGCGAGCCGAAGAAGAACATCATGACCAGCCGATCGTTTGGGCGGCTGACGAGTGACCGCCATGAAGTCGAGCAGGCGATCCGTGCGCATGCGGCCCGCGGCGCCGAGAAGCTGAGGAAACAGGGATCGGTCGCCCGGGCAATCCAGGTGCACCTGAAAACCAACAAGCACAGGGAAGACCTGGCGCAATACCACCCCGCCCTGGTCGTCCAACTCCCCCACCCCAGCAACGACACGCGCGTGATCGTTGGCTCCGCCCAAGCCGCGCTCACACGGATCTACCGCGGCGGCTATCGCTACATGAAGGCCGGCGTGATGATGCTCGATCTATGCCAGAGCGATTCTCTGCAGCACGACATATTCGATTCACCAGAGAGCGATGCCGAGCGAGAGCGATCGGCCAAGGCCAGCGCGGTGATGGACGAGCTGAACCGACGCATGGGGCTTGGCACGGTAAGGCTGGGCGGAACGAAGGGAAAGGCAGATTGGAAGTTGAAAGCAGAGCTTCTGACGCAGCGCTACACAACGCGGTGGGATGAACTGCCGGTGGCCAAACTGTAGGAGAAAATAAAAGAGGGCCAATGCGCATGCGCGAGGGCCCTCAGTCAGCACTGCCGATAGGTGCTGCTATCACGGCCCTCGCATCCGTACGTCCTTGGCACAGGGAAATCCGTTTCCGGGTTCCTAGCGAGCGTCCATTCCGTGGACGAGCACAGGCTACGCGCAAAGAATGATTAGCGATACTGATACAGATCAAGTTTCGAGAGAGATTTGTAACCGAGGGTACAAGAAAGCCGGCTGTTGCCAGCCGGACCAATCCACGCCCAGTGAGTCAAGGCATCCATGCCCAGCGTCCCGATTCACCGGATCGAGGACTCGGCGCCGGTCCATGGCGCCGAACTCAATGTGGCCCACGAACTCGAATCCCGCCATAGAAAAACCCGGCCCCACGAGGGGCCGGGTCATCATTCCACCCAACAATATCGCCAGGCGCGGAGAGAGTCGCTCCTGACAAAGAGACTATCGGCGACTGTCTGGCTTGATTGAGTAAGACATTACCTCCAAGGGTTGTAGGAGATTGGCTGCATCTCATCGCTAACAGTCAGGTTAAAATCAAGAACAGACTCGTGATAAATTACTACACCATTACAGCCGTTGATTGGAAAAACATCATAACCACACCTATGGAAGAGCCGTGAACATACCCAGCATACCAACAGACAATCTATATAAATTTTTTGCCATAACAGGCATTTTTATCTTTTTCGGTACGTTAGGAGCAAGCGCTTACCTCAACTTCACAATTACAAAAGAGTTAGATATTCAAGACATGAATCAGGCAATATTAGGAAAAAGAATTGACTACAACACATCTGATGTGGAAAGGCTCAACAAAATGCGTGATGCAGCCGAAAAGTCCAACCAAGTCTCTAAAGCAAAAATAGACAATCTGGTAAAAAGAGTTAAAAAAGTCAACCAAGAAAACGCGATAGCAAATATTAAAAATAAATACCACACAAAAAGAATCAAAGCGCTAATCCGATACGAGGACAAGGTAAAGCTTGTCAAGTGGGCACTATTGGCAATCGGCTTGTTTTTTATATTGGCGGGATTCCTGCTTTGGTATTTTATGTTGCAAAATCCCATTGATAAAAAATTAAAAGCAGAGGCTTCTAAAGAGTGACCGTAATTACAGTGGGTCGATCAGCGCCGGGCCCCCATTATCGCCGGGGCGATTGACAGCGGTGCTCACCGTCCAGTGTTGTATCAGTTCGGCGCCGATGTGACGGATGACACCACGGATCGCCTCGCGCTCCGTGAAATGCGGATCGAGCCACGGTTCGAGCGAGTCATCGTCGAGCGCCAGCGGCATCCGGTCGTGAACCTCGCGAGCAGTACCCCGCGCCGGCTCGGTGATGATCGCCACCCCGGGCGGCTTGTCATCACCCCGCTCGGTCCAGACCCCGGCAAGATACAGCGTCTGGTTATCCACCCGCGTCAGGTAGTGCGGCTGCTTGCGCCCGTCCACGTTGAGCCACTCATACCAGCCATCAACCGGGATCAGGCAGCGGTGACGCTTGAAGGCAGGTGCGAAGTAATGGCTGGTGGCAATGGTTTCGGCTTTGGCATTGATCGGCTGTGGGGCTTTGGCATCCGCCCAGTAGGGCTGGTACCCCCACCAAAGCTGTTCAATCGTTACTGGCGCCTCAGCCGCAACACGGCGCGCAACGCTGATCAGCGTGCCTGGCGGCACGTTGTAGCGAGGCTCGGCGTCAACGAACAGGTCGTGCTGATGGACGGCCTTGGCGAGCGTTGAGAGGTCGAGTGAATGGAAAGCGAATCGGCCGCACATACCCGCAGCATAGCCGATGAATAGCTAGCCGTAACAAACGCGCAATGGGAAGCTTGAAGGAAACCCCGGCCGTAGTGGCCGGGGAGTCAGTTACAGCGGGAGATATGCATCCTCAAGGGTGCCCGCTGCCGCCTCCAGGGCCGCCACCATGGCTATGGCCGCCACCATGATCAGAACCACCGTGGTGTGGTCCCCACCAAGCGCACCCACTCAAGGATAGCGCGAGTGCAGCCATGAGAACGAACGTCAATTTCCGCATTATCTATCTCCTAAAGTCGATGACCACGCGGCGAGGACACTAATCAGAGATAGAGACGGAATCGGGTACGAAGCGAGGAAAAACACGGCAAGCGTCAGCTAACTATCCCACCGCCAGACTCTCCCACGTCACCGCCTGGGCCTCCTCCACCGTCTCGGCCGCCTGAATCATCCACTCCCCTCTCTGGCGCAGGCCGGTGTATTCCTGCCATTGTATGAACGCCTCGGCATTGCGCAGCACGGCGGCTACGAGATCCGCCAGGGACTCTGTACCGTCAGTGCCGTTCCTGCCCTTGAGGATCGCAGAGAGCGCCGGCGTCGCGGGCATATCGCCTTCGCTGCCAGAGTCCAGCCACGCCTGATACGCTGTCGCCTCGTTCTGCTGCTGGGTCCAACTCAGGCGCTCGATCGTCGGGTACTCGCGCAGTAACGGCGTGGCAGCGGCTTCGTAGTCAGCGTTGAGTTCCACTAAGGCCTGATTGCGGGCGCGGTTCAAATTACGATTCGGCGCAATCAGTTTGTCGAGAGTCTCCTGGTCTTCCTCTATCCATTTGCCGTTAAGCCACCGGGGCTTAACGCAAGGCTGAGGCGGCCTAACATCAATAACATTTGATGGTAGCGACTCATCAGCACCATCAAAAATTACATCACCGACAAAATACCCATCACTATCTATTTCAAATAATAGTTTCATTGGTTACCTTTCTGCTCGAAATGTAATACCAGACAAGCTCACCCAATCGACGTTTGTTGGATCATCTCCCCAGGCCCCGCTGCCACCGTTCACCCCGCCACCACTCGTAATATCAAGTCGACCAACGTTGACGTTAGACGCACCTTCGTCGCAGAACACCAAATGAATTTGATTATCTCCAGGGCGGAAACCACTGGGCAGGTTGAAAATATTAGTTTTGTACCACCCCTCGAAGGTTCTCAACAAACCTTTAAGATGCACATACCCCAAGGCGTCACGACGATATTGCACAGTGTCATATGACCCACTGCTATAATTAGTCCAGCCACTATTCAACGTTGGTGATATCCAGCCGGAATCCTGGGTAGAGTTATAATATGTATACCAATCACCCCACCCGGTTGATCCGTATGCCCGCGTTCTCAATTGAGCTGCTGAGAACGTCACTTCCACTAGAATCATAGAACCAACACCCGAGTTATATGATGACCAGAGGACAGTGCCTTGATATGAAAAATTGCTTGTGACGCGATATAAACCGGAGGGCACACTAGTTGGATCAGAATCTAGATTTTCTAGCGGCCATGTCGGAGGGGTAGTACTAGTCCCAATACCGTATTTTTGCATTTCAGATAAAGAAGCACCTGCAAAATTTATTTTCGAACGTAGCGTTGATGCATTACCGACTTCTGCTGCTGAGAGCGTATCAAATAGTGACAGCTCTCCTAGCGTGCGATCGTCGACGACCTGGGCAGCCGCTAGGATCTTGGCGATCATTTGACTGGCTGTCTGGTATGCCTCGTCGATCGTCGCTTGCAGCTGCTGCTGGTCGACCGTGCCGTCGTTTGCCATAGTTCCTCCGGGATCAAAAGTTTGTCAAATCAACGACTAGGTATAGGAAAGAGAAGTCTTCCTTAGAGGCTGGCTGCTCTGATGTGCTATTAGCAACCTGCTGTACAGACGATCCACCACGCTCCACGCGAACGTCGTCACTATTAGCCGACGAGACGGGAAATATGTTGATGGTGAGTAGGTATGTCGGAATGCTGCCAGGGTTGAGAATCTGATATGTCGCTCCCGCCTGCCTGGTCGCGGGAAGCATTCCCACAATTCGCCCGGGATAGCTCCGTGAGATAGACCCGCCGTTGATGATGTCGCCTCTATCGCCTGATATTACGTCGATGATTCTCAGATATTTGTTACGTGAGTCAAAAATGGTCGAGTTGTTTGAAGGGTTTAAAACTTGGATTCCATAGTTGGTGTTGAACTTTTCACCATAGCGGGGCTTGTCGAATATCCATACGGTAATGTTTTTTGGATTAGGGCTATCATCACTTCGATTCGCGATGACATAAAACGTAAAGCCATTGCCATCTTTCTCTATCAGACGAACAAAAGCGGGGTCACCCGTGAGGACTATTGCCGGGGTATCGCACTGCCTTGAAAATTGCTTTGTGTACCCAGTGGCAGAACCCGGGCTTTCATCAACGGATACATTGAACTTGTATCTTAAGCACAGATTTTCGTATGAGCCGTTAACCAAAATCTCGCTTTGATCATTAACTATACTTATTCCGTAATCAGCCATTGACATAAAACCCGTAATAGAAAGAGGTGTTTATCCTTGTATATTCTCTTGGATCAAACACCCAGCTTATCGTCATGCCGTTGATCGAAAACGCTGGAACGAACATTCCAGTGGAATTTCCTTGAAGGGAAAAGAGGAATGCCTTCCCATTGCCGGGAACTGTTAACGATCCGTTCGATGTGCCTGTGCTGGCAATCCCGAGTATTCGGCTGAACGAGGTTGAAAGGTCGTAGAGCACATCACCGCTAGGGGAGAGGAACTGAAATCCGTAAGTCGCCATCAGTCCAGTCTCCCCTCGCGAATTACAGCGCGTCCTTGCGAGTCCAAGACCTCACGCGTGCTGCCGTTCCATCTGATCCCGCCGCCGCTGGAGTCGAGAGAGTTGAACTCGAACGTACCGTTTTTGCGCAAGGCGAATGTCGGGCGCCCATTCGCAGCATTGATGCTAGAGATGACCTCGCGCGCCGTGATGTTGTCGGCATCCAGGAACTTCGCCTTGATCTTCCCGTTCTGGATCAGGACTTCACCGGTATCGCTGACCAGTTTGCTAAATTTCACCGTGCCGATCAGCGCCTCGGGGATGACGACGCGGCCGCCCTCCACGACGAACGCCAGCACCATCTCACCCGATACTTCGTTGTAGATGTAAAAGCGATTGGCAACGGCGCCGATCTCCGCAACCTGGCCATCCGACCGCATTCCCAGCACGGCCTTCTTGCCGCCGACTTCGACGACACGCAGCGCAGTCGAGGTAAACGAATTCGTCTGCGGGTCCCACATCGCGTAGAACTCGTCCTGCACGTTCGCCTGGGCCGTCTTGACCTGGTTGATCAGCGTGGCCTGGCTGCCCTGTGTGGTCTCCACCGCGGAGAGCCGGGTATTGGCCTGCGCCTGCCCGGCCTCGAGCTCGTTTGTCAGCTCAGCGAGCGACCCTTGCGCGTTCTCGGCGACGGTCATTCGCTGCACCAGGCTCGACTGCCCGGTCTGCAGCGTCGTGACCTGCTGCGCCAGCCCGGCGCGAACGACCTGCTCAACGCGCAAGGTTGAGGCTGACGCCTCGCCACCGGCCTTGATCAACAGCAGCTTGAGGGCGGTTTCCTGATCGGCGTGCTGCAGCTCACCAATCGACTCCGTGTTCGCATCGAGCTTGTCACGGAACGGCGCCACAGCTTCCTCCGCCGCTTCCGTGATCTGCCCACCAACCTGTTCGATCACGCCCGGCGAAACACCGTTGACCATGGCCTCGTAAAGCGAGCCTTCGGCTTCGATGTCGGACTGAATGGCGCCGAAGATCTCGGTGAAATCCGACGTCGTCGCTACTTCCTGGAAGTACAGGTCGCTGTGCCCGTAAGCGTTGACGCTCTCGACCCAGTAGTAATAGGTCGTGCCGAAGGCGCGGCCCGTGTGGACGAGGCTGGCGCCGGTGCTTAGCAGCTGGGCCGAGCCGCGCACCTGGTTGATGTCGAGCAGTGTCGGCGAGTAGTAGAACCGGAACGAGACCGGGGTGCCGTTCCACGCCAGTTGCGGGATCAGCGTCACTTCGTTGTTCGTGACCTGGACGATGACGCGGTCCGGCATCGGCGGCGCGTTGACACTGAACGTGACCGTGGCCGCGCCGGACTGGCCGAAGCTGCCCCGGGTGCGCACCTCGGCGACGTACTGCCCGGCCGGCAGCCCACCGACGGTGCAGGTGGTCGCGCTGGGTGGCACCTCGATCGCTTGCACGGCCTGGCCGTTGGATCGCAGCACGACGCTATAGCTCTGCGCGCCGGTGACGGCGGACCAGTCGAGCCGGCCCTGCACCGTCTCCCCGATCGATTCGAGGGTGTAGATCAGCCCGGAGGGCGCGGCAATGCCACCGGTCGGCAGCGAGATGAAGCCCAACGGGTCATAGGGCTCGCCCACCGCGTCGTCGTAGATCTCAGGATCTTCCGCCGAGAGCGTCACTTTGCAGCCGCTGTCGCCGTGGAAGTCCCAGTCCGTAATCCGGAACTCGCCGTCGATGTTGATCGACGGCAGGTAGACGCGCACGACCCGGCCCGGCCGGCAGGCATAGCCACGGAAGTTGAGCGTCAGCGACAGCGAGCCGCCGGCGCGCTTCTTGCGAAGCGCGATGTTGGCCAGCCGCTGGGCCTGATACGGCGAGAACACGTACTGCAGGTCGAGCGAATCCTCGATCGGGCCGCCGTCGGCTTCGATCCACTCCGCCACGCTCACGGCCGGATAGTCGGTCTCGCTCCAGCGCTGGTCCGGGTCGATGAATTTGCCGGTCATGGTGTTGACCGCGTCTGCCTGGGCCACCTCGGTCTGGCCGCTGACGGCGCCGATCACTATGTCTTCGTCGATGGTCAGCTCGTAGGGCCCGTAGTAGGCCCCGGCCATCAGTCCGAACTTGCCGCCGATTCTCACCACCTGGCCACCGCCGGCGGCTTCCATATCGGCCAGGACGCGGTCCTTGCGCGTATCGGCCTTGAAGCCACCGCCGATGGTGTAGCGCCGCTCGGTCCCGCCGTCCGGTGTCGTCACGGTCTCGTCGCTGACGTTGGCCGCCGAGATGAACATGTCCCAGATGATCTCGTCATCGGGCACGCCAAGCCGGGTGCGCAGGTACCAGAGGATCACCAGCGCCCAGTTATCGCTATAGCCGGTGGTCTCGGTGCGAGGGTCGTAGATCTCCCGATTGCCACGCATCACGAACAGCGGTGTGGGGATGCCCGACGCCCAGTAGTCGCGGTCGTACTTGAGCGACATGCGAACGTAGCTCAGGCCCTTACCGATCTGGCTGTCTCGCCAGTCCGGAGAGTTGTCGAGCAGGTACTGGTTGGCCGTGCTGGGGCTTCGGATCAGCGCGTACTGGACCAGGTCGTCGGCATCGGCCGCCGGCTCCTGGTTGAGATAGAGCTCGTCGAGGGATTCGATATCGCCCTCGCTCAGGACGTAGACCAGGTGCAACCACTCGCGCTTGGATTGGTCGCCCTCTTCCTCCTGTGCCCAAGCCAGCAGGCCACCGACCGCACAGCGGCCGAACTGGTAGTGGGCCGGCTCCTTGCTCGAGCGGATGACCTGCTTGAGTTCAGTCTGGGTCGACGCGCCGATGTTGGCCTCCGGCGTCAGCGACGACGAGGCGAACATCGCCCCGCCGGCGAGCACGCCGAGATACGGATTGCCGGTGGCGAATCCGACGGCCACACCGACCGCGACGCTGGCTACCGCCTTGACCGCCTTACCCATCCGTTATTCCTCGTTCTGCTCGTCGCGGGCCTCGACCCGCCAGGCGATCAGCGGCGCGGCTTTCGCCCGGGCCGCGCCCTCTTCCGTCACACACCAGATCCCGCCGGACCAGACCACCCCGATGCAGCGGCCCAGAGGGGCATCGAACAGCACCACGTCACCGCGCATCGCTTGGGTCACCGGCACCCGCTCGAAGCACGCATCCCATGCCGCCTCGAGGCTGCCGTGGGTGTTGGCCAGCACGCGCTTGGCACCAACGGCCGTGTGGTACCGGCCGCGATAATCGGCAGCCGGGTCGACGCCACAGATGGCGACGCAGCAGTCCGCGGCAAACAGGCAGCAGTCGTTTTCGCCCCACGAAAAAGCCGCCTCGCGGGCGGCTTGTAGGGCTTGCTGTAGCTGGCGTGGCCAGTTGGGGTATCGGTTCATTTTTCGGGATCTATCCCTAGCAGACCACGCCCAGTCGAAAGGGCATCGTCGAGTATCTGCAGAGCTTCTTGATACGCTTCAGGAGTCGCTGACTCCAGCCGGGAGAATGTCCCTCCAGGCTTTATATCCTCCACAACAGCCATGATCGACATATAGAACGAGATAAGGCCAATCACATCCTCCCGATTTAAGAGACCGATATCTCCAATCAAACTGTCGTAGACAACTCTGTAGCTGTTGGGTATCACAGCCGTGAGTGTATCGACATCACCCTCAGCTCGAAGACGAATCATTTCCCGATAGTTACGCTTTTCGATAATCCCAATGATTGATGCGACCTCAGTGAATAGCGCATATCGCACAGCGTCTTTTCGTTTGCTCTTATCAAGGAAGTGCTTTAGGACAATCGCGCCGAATGCCGCCAGTAACGTGAAGACACCGGTCAGCACCTGGGGATATAGAGCCGGGGGCATAGATCACCTCGGATACGTGAATGAGGGAGCATCCTTCTTCGCTCCCCAATATATCGGCCAATCGGCAAGCTGAGCCACCGCGAAGAAGAATCGGTCGCCGGGGTGGCGCTGCCGGTGGTTTTCGTCGGTCCAGCGCTCGGTGCCCTTCCGCTGCCAATCGGCCATCCGATCCGTGATCGCCACGCTGATCGCGTTGTCGTCGTCGCTGCCGGCATAACTGAACTGGGGTGCATCCATCTTGCCGCTGAACAGGATGTCGGCGGCATAGCTGCCGTCGTCATCGATCGCCACCAGCAGCAGGCGACCGAAGCGGCCACGGCACCGCTCTACCTGGGTGCCGGCGATCAGCTCGGCGTCCAGGCCGGAGAGCGTCAGCGTCACGCTGGCCGGCGATCCGCTATCGAGCTTCTCGTTCGTCGAGGAGATATCCCCGAACGTGCCGACGCCGTCGAACGTCTCGCCGTTGATGATCAGCGGGCCGGTACCGGTATGCGCCCGCACCATGCCACTCACGAAATCCAGCTCGCAGGCATAAGCCAGTTTCACGTTGGGCCGGCTCAGCAGCTCCACCACCGGATCAGAAAACGGGAATGCCGACATCAGAACGCCTCCCGGCAGTCGAGCGTGCCATCCGCCATCGCGCTACGAATCGTGTTCTCTTCGTCGTCGCTCGTGAGCCTCATGATCGCGAATGGTCGTGTGTAGTTGATTTCCGTGCCATCGGCCGGCGGCAAGCGTAGCCAGGGCGCCACCTGAATGGTGGCGTTCCCTTGACCATTGCTCGTCACGTCAGCCAGCACCTCGAGGAGTTGGTCATTGACCGTAATGTAATCACCCATGCGAAGCACTAATGTGCTTGGCTGCCAGCCCCGGCTAGGCAGCGTCCCTGAGGCATTTCCATTGCCGTTGACCCGAACGGTGCCATGATCTGGACGGCCCGAGCGCCGCCAGGGATACAGCTTGAAGGTGCCAGCCATTCCCTGAAGGGAGCCAACCAGCGTCGTAAGCAGCCGCTCCTCACGATCATTGAGGTTCTGGAACTGCATCGTGCACTTCCAGTAAGCCCCCGGATAGGTACGGATCTGCTGAGCATTCGTGAATACCGAGGTGAACGCCTTATTGTTGAACGCCCGGCCCCAGCGCATCCGGTCGCAGTACAGACCTTCCGGCCATTCGATCATTGGTTACACCCTCAATTGCCGGCGAATGGGCCCATTAGTCTTGGCGTCCTGGAAAACCCTTCGATACGCGTTTTCCTCGGCTTGCTCGATCCGCTGAAGCGTCGCTTCATCAACCTGCCCTTGGATATGGAAGGTGTTGGTGACAACCGTCCTCGCTTCGCTACCGCTAGAGGTGCCGGCCGCATTCGTCTCACTGCGCGCGTTCGCTCGATCCAGATATTGCTTGAGATCTGCGTTGGTGCGGCGATCAACGACGCGCTCGTTCTTCTGCAGGTTCCAGGTGCCGTCGGCAGGGATGCTGTCGATGCCGTCGTGAGCCTGGCCTGACAATGTGATGCCCTGAACCGCTGCCGCCTGGGCTACCTGTGCCGCAGCGGCAGCCGCGCCCGCTGCCGGTGCCAAAACCGGACCCACGTAGGGGATGCCGATCATGGCGTCGTATGCCTTGGAATAGGAAGACGGCACGTTCATCAGTGCCTGGGCCACGGCAAACGCTTTCTGCGTTGCGAATAGCGTGCGGTAAAGTCCTGACTGCTCGCCGGCAAAGGCGCTGGTCAGCCCCGCGAGATCGCCGAACATCGAGGACCAGCCCGCGAGCCGGGCCTGCTGGGTCTGCATGTCGATCTGCTGCAGCTGCGTGGCCCGCTGCCGCTCGAGATCCGCGATCACCGCGCCATACTCGTCGGCCTTGTCGGCTTCGGCGGACTTGAAGTCCTCGTACATCGCGATGCGTTCGGCGTACCACGCCTGCAGCTGCGCGCGTTCCTGCTCGATGCGGTTGGCTTCACCGAACGCGCCCGAATACTGCGCGTCAAGCCCCTGCATCTGCGGCGCGCCTTCGCGAGCCTGATCGGTGATCGCCTTGCCCACGTTGCGCTCGGCGATGCGTCCGGTCGCTCCGCCGATCTGCTGCGCCTGATTCCGTGCGTCGAACAAGTCCGAAAGGCTCGCCGAATTGACGTAGTTGTCGAGCAGGTCCTGGCGCTGCTGGAGTAGATCGACCTCTTTCGCTCGGTTCCGCAGCAGTTTCTTCTGGTCAGGATCGAGGTCTTTCAGCGCTCCCGATTCGACCTCGTAATTGATGCGCGCCAGATTCGACGTCTTGCCCATCAGCGCGATCTGCTGAGCTAGGCTCTGCGCCGTCGACTCATAGCGGCTTTTGAGTTGATCGGAGAGTTTCTGGGCTTCTGACTTCGTCGTGCTCTGCGTGCCATTCAGCTTTTTCAGCTGATCATCGATGTTGGCAATCGAGCGACGGATTGCCTCGGCTTTCTCAGGCTCTTTATCGAGCGCATCAGTCAACGTCTTGCGATCAGCGATCAGTTGCTGACGCTTGGCATGGTCGGCGTCGTAGGTGGTCAGCAGCGGCTTGAGGGCGCTGGTCAGCCTGTCCGTTGCGGCGGCATCTTCATCGGTCGCATCGGCGTGCGCCTTTGCGGCACCGTTGGCGACACCGATTCCCGAAACAAGCGACCCGAAACTGTCGAACACCCGACCGTTGACCGCTGCCAGCTCGGCTTGCTTCTCAGCCAGCTTTTCGTTGACCGCCTCGACACTGGCATAGCCGTTGCTGATACGGTCAAACCAGTTTCCGTTGGCCAGCGTCTGCAGGTAGTCGATCTCGGTGCGCAGGGCATTGGTCCGAGACATATCCACGCTGAAATCGTCGCCAATGCCGAACTGATCGGACGCCCAGACGCGGAGCTTGTCATCGATCGTACCCACCTCACGCACCAGCTGGAGTGAGCCCTTAGCCAGCCCCTGGGCCATCTTGGCGCCGATGCTGGCGACATCGTTCAGCGCCTGCTGGAAACCCGGGTCAGAGACGAGATCGTTCAGCTCGCCAAGGTTGTTTGTGGTCTCAGTGATCGCCGGCGCAACCGCGATGGTCATACGATTGGCGAAGCCTTCGGCAAAACCGGTCAGGCGCGTCAGGCCATTGCCGGCATCGACGAGCGCCTTGTTCTGCTCCTCATCCAACGCGTAGCCGAAGTCTCGCGCCTCATCGGCTGCGGCTTTCAGCCCGGCCGCGTTGTTCTCCAGCAGCGGCAGCAGGCGCGATAGATCGTTGCCCAACGATTCCAGCGCGTTGATCCGGGCCGCACGCGGTAGCTCGTTGAGCCGCGCGGAAATCGCCAGCAGCTGCTCGTCGGGCCGCAGGTTGATCAGATCCTGAACCGACAAGCCCAGATTGTTGATGACGTCCAACGCCTCCCCGCCACCGTTGGCATAGGCGTCACCGATCTTGTCGGAGACGTCCTTGAGAATGTCGCCCATGGCGTCACTCTCGAGCCCTACACTTTTGGCTGCGTATTGCAGCTCCTGCAGCCGTCCAGTGGACACACCGATAGAACTGGCCAAAGCTGCCGTTTCACGGGCCGCGCTGGCCTGACGCGTCACCATGGCCGCAAAGCCAGCGGCGGAGAGACCCAAGGCGCTTGTCAGTCCGCCAACGACACGCGTCGCCGTACTCCAACTGTTCGAGAGACTTTCGGTGCTACTGCGTGACTGCCTGGACTGACGGTCAAACCGCTCGAGCTCTTCACGGTTCGCTTTGATGGCGCGCACGCCACCCTTGCCGTCACCCGAGATTATGATGCCGGTTTCGAATTTCTTGGCCATGGGAACCTCAAACGACAGGCATAAAAAAACCCGCCGAAGCGGGGTAGCATTTGGTGTGGCCTATAATCTCAATTGAGGATAGTTAAAAACATGATGACCACGAAAATGATAATTATAATCAAGAGAAATTTAGCACTGTCTCTCTCTTTCTCTTCCTTCTCGGTAAACTTAGGGGGAGCTTGAATATCTCTCACGATCGCTTTGCTTTCTTCGACGTATAGGGTCTCGAAAGTACGTTGATCTTCTTCAGTCATGAGATCCAGTCGATCCTGGATGTTCTGCTCCATTTGCAACCCCAAGCGCTCCCCCTCAGCGCTATCGAAGCCTACTGAACGCTGTATACGTATCTGAGCCAGTATCAGTTCTCTGATTCCCTCTCGATCAAGCGGCAAGAGCTGATCATCGTTCATTGCTGGAACTCCAGAAGCCACTGAATAGCTTTAGGTGAGCACTCGAGCGTGAGCCGCTTGCCACCCTCGATATCCAGCTCTGCAACGTTCCGTTTCTCGCGCAGAAAGCCAATGCCAAAGCCCATGAGGAGGCCCACAATAGCGCCCAGCAGGTGAAGCACCACTAGACCGATACCACCCAATATCAGCATTGCCACCAAACCCTTCGAAGCATTGAAGCCGCTGTCGCTTTCGACGCGGGTGTCAATGCTAGTGACCTGTTCGGGTTTGAAAAGATGCTTTTTCCCCGTCTTTACCACCAACGTGTTGTCCCGGCTGATATGGGCCGATCCGCTGGTGCCAAACGATCCTCCAATGACTTTCATCAATTCCCCCGCGCGTGTCGCTTTGTATCGTATCCGCAACACTAGGCCACGATGCGCCCGATATGGCAACGGTCACTCGTTGATCACTTCCATGGCCCCGCGCTCGATCTCCTGAATCTGAGCAAGCCGCTTCTCCTGATCTTCCCAGCCGAGCCGCGCATAGCGCGGGTGGCCGTACACTGCCTCGTAGACCAGCCCCTGGTAGATGATCGACTTGGCGCCCGCGATGGTGCGCCACTGGGAGCCGCACGACAGGAACACCTGCAGTGCATCCCAGTGTTCCGGCCAGCAGTCGCACGTCTCCGGCTCGAAATAGCTATCAGGCAATGAAACGCCGAGGATCTCGGCGTCGCTGGCCAGCTCGTTCTTGCCACCTGAGCCAGCGCCGGCCCAATGCCGGCCCAGGTCTCTCAGTTTTTTTGCGCGGCCGAGGCGTACCCCTCTTGGGCGCGGAACCACGACGTAATCAGCGGTCGACGCGTGTGGGGCCACCTGAGGAACCACGCCCGCAGGTCGGCATCATCATCGACCGCCTTGCCCTTGTCGTCGGTGATGCCGATCAGCTCGACCAGGTCATCCTCGACCAGCTGCTCGTCGCTGACGTTGCCGGCGTTGATCTCCTTGACCCTCGCCTGACTGTCATCGACCGGGTACAGCTTCCAGCGAGCCTGGCAGGTCGCCGGCTCGCCGCTTTCCGGGTCGACGATAGTCACGTCGACCTTGATGGTGGTGCTATCGCTCTTGACGATCATGCGCGCTCCAAGGCTCAGGTGTATTTGATGGTGAACTCGTCATCGCCCTGGTCGGGGTTCAGACGCATGTCCATCGTGTAGTGAACGGTACCGCTGCTATCGCTGCGGCTGATCGTGGACAGCTGAACTTTCGGCGCGGCGACCGTAACGATGTTGCCGGGATTCGTGCCGTGCACGAGCGTGACCGGCTCCAGCGTAATCACCTCGTGGCTCTCGATCGCCTCGAAGTAGTTCTTCGTCGTGATGTCAGGCGCTTCAATCTCGACGCTTCCAGCACCCTCTCGATTGGTTACCTCAGACTGTTCTTTTCCCAACTTCGAAACGAACTCAACAGTGTTTCCCACATTCAGACTGAGCGATTGAAGAACAGCCTTAAAGCCGTGAACGCTGCGATCAGGCGTGTTTTGGTTATTCACGATCAGCTCGGCAATAGTGTTGGTCGGCTGTTTATTGATTGGGTTGGTCAGCGCTTCGGGACGCTTGTAGAGGCCCGTGAAGGTGAATGACATCGTCGGGTACTGCTTGACCGTGAAAGACCATTCCACCGTGCCGCGAGCCCCTGGGACTTTCTGAAGCTGCCCGTCTTCGACGAACCAAAGGCACACGGATTCAGCATTGTTTGTTGCCGGTTGATAGGTAACCGAAACACCTTCCTCGATGCTCTCCGACATCGAGCAGGCACGCAGCAGCAAGCCATAGGCCGGAGGCGTACCCACGGTACCGGAGCCCGCAATGGGAACCGTCGCCGTCACAGTGGCGTATGGCGCGGCGTTGGCTTCGGGCACGGCACCGAAATACTCCCGCAGCCTGTCTCTGGTGACTCGATCCCCTTCATAGGGACTGTTGTCCAGCTCGGAAACGGTGATAACGACGGCATTTTGTAGGTCAGCGCCTGCGTCATCTTCAGCTTCCGGGGCAACGAGCAGCAGCTTTTTACGCGTCTTCATCGGCGTCGGGCTCCTGGGAGGGTTCGGGTTCGACGGCCGTTACCGGCGCGTCCTCGGTGTCTGGCTGCGGCTCGGCTTGCTTCTTGCCGCCGCTGAAATGGGCAAGCTCACGCTTGCCGCCGCGCAGCACATAGCTGCCGCCGGATCTTGCGGGCATGGGGATTCCTCGCGTTAGCGAATGTGTGTGTCGGTCGACCACATCTCGAGCCACCAGACATAGCGGCCCTTCACGTCCGCCTGCTGGCCACTCTGATACTCCATGGGGTCGTGATAGGGGCTGAAGTCGTGGCCGAACAGCGCGCGGCGAACCTGCTGGCGCAGCTCACGGAACTGGTCGCGCGGCGAGACGATCCAGATGCCATAGACCTGTTTGACCGCTTGCACGGGTCGCAGCGTCTCCGCCGCGCCTTCGGCCGCATCGTTCTCGATGTAGACGAACGCGGCGGGTAGTTCTTCGCTGAGGTCATCGATCGGCTCGGCGAACCAGGCTTCATTGACGCTCTGCAGCAAGGTGCACTCGGCGCGCAGGCGCTCGATCACCTCCAGCGTCAGATCGTCGCCACTGGCTATCTCGCTCATTTTTTGCCTTCCTCCTCGAGCAGCACCTCCATGCGCCGCGAGAATTCTCGCGGTAGCACGTCGCGCGCTACATCGGTCGCGCCGGTGATCACGGATTCATGCGCGACCATGCCGGGGATCGAGGGGCCATACTGGATGCGTGGCGATCCGTCCTTGGCCCGGCGCATGATCTCGCCCTTGGCGTACCAACCGCCGGCAACCAGCTGCCGGCCCTTGTCCCTGCGGATCGCGACTGAGACGCCCCGACGCCGTGCCATGCTGCCCTTGCGCGGTCCGCTCTTGACCTTGCGGCGGGAACTGACCGTCACCCAGCGGGTCTTGGGCGCGAACTGTTCCAGCGGCAATCGTCTGCCGGTATAGATCAGCGCGCGGGTTGCCATCTGCCGATATTTGCGGATCTGCACCTTGCCGTTGAGATCCTTGGCGCGCAGCGGATACACGCCGCGAACCTCGCGCGAGATATAGGTCCGCACGCGGCTCGTCGCCGTGGCCACCGACTGGCGTAGCGATTTCTCGACCACACCATCGTTGAAGCGCTTTTTCAGGCTGTTGAGACGGTTGATGTCGTGCTTGTACTCGATCATCCGACCTCCAGTTGGCGAAAATCGCCGTCGTCGGTGAGCGTGCCCAGCACCTCCCAGGTCTTGCCGTCGATGACGATCTCGTCGCCGCGCTGGTACGTCGGCACCAGCGCCACGGGGATCTCGACCGCCTTGACCGACGTGGGGAGCTGATCGCCTTCGCGGTACACCTCGAACGAAAGGTCCAGCTCATACGGCACGCCCGCGATCGTCTCGCCGTTGGCGCGCCGGTAGGTGGCCAGGCCGTCGGCGAGATGGTCAGTCACAGCGGCATTGAGCCGCCGTGTCAGGTCGCGGAATGTCACGATCCGGATTCGACCAGCTTGATGGTCGCCCCGGGGCGGGTGTTGAGGTGGATCGGATTAGACTGCGCTTCTAGATCGATGCCCTTGTTGTGGGGCAGCGGTTCGGCGCTCGAGTAGAGCGGCAGGCCAACGGTGTTGACCGTCTCGAGGTAGTCGCCCGGCGCGAAGCGGGTGATGAGCTTGTCGACGGTACCGGTCGGCTCGACGTAGGCCGCGGTGTCCTCGACGAACGCCTGGCCCTTCACCGTGCCGCGGTAGCGCTCCCAGACGATGCCGCCGAACTCGAACGATTCACGGGCGTCATCACGCAGGCGCTGGCTCATCTGGTAGCGGTAGGTCTCTTTCACGCTGGAGTGAGAGATCAGCTTGCGCCAGAACGACTTGCCACAGAGCGCGTGCGCGCCCGCGAAGATGGTTTCGCCCATCCCCTCTTCGATCGCTTCCAGCACGTCCAGACACTTCATCTGCACATCAGTGCTGGCCGTGCCGAGCGCGAAGTTGATCGTCTTCTGCTCGATGCCGAATGCGCTGTAGAGATCCACCAGCACCGTGATGCCGTCGGCATCGAGGATCTTGCCCTTGATGGCGCCGATACGATGGTACTCGTGAGTAACGTCGATGCTACGAGCCATCTTCGTCAGGCGCTGGTTGCGCAGGGTCTCGATGGCTTGCAGCTGGTTTTCGGTACCAAAGGCCCGGACGTTCTGCGTCTCGTCCGCCAGTAGCGTGGCGCGGGTCGGCAGGTGCAGCGCGGAGAACGTCACGCCGTGGCGTTTGTCACCGGCGAATACCGTGCCGGGTGCACCGCGCTCCTTGGTCGGCACCAGCTGCAGCTGGCCGCCGGATTTCTCGATCACCATGGAGGTGGTCGTGAGCCCTTCGGCCTGGAACCAGCCAAGCTCGCCGAGACGACGCGGAACGTATTCCTGCTCGTTGATGGCCGCCGTCAGGCTGGTGACCGTGAACAGGTCGGTTTCAAACAGATTCATGAGGCGTTGCTCCTGAGATTTTGCGAGATTTCAGCTCTGCGGCGGCAGAGAGGTTGATTCGATCAGCGGACGACGATGCCGGCGCCGTCCAGCGCTTTGAGCGCAGTGGTCTTCTGGGCATCAGTGATGCCGTCCGGCCAGGCCAGGCACTCGTCGTGAACTTCGCAGTCGCGGGCGTGGACGACACAGGGAACGGGGCCTTCGCTGGCGTCGGTGGGCGCGTAGAGAATCGCGGCGGCGGTCTTGGTTGCGTCGTTAGCCCCAGGCGCCAGCGCGACGAAATCGCCATCGGCGTTTTTTGCCAGCACGGTGCCGGCGGCATGCTTGCCTGCTGCCAGAATGCCCTGCTCACGCGAGCGCTGGCCGTTGGCTTCGGACACGACGTGTTCCCCCGTCCAGCGGGGTTCGGTGATCATTGCCATGAGTTGCTACCTCTGGGATGGAGTGGCGCAAGGCGCCGGGGGAATGTGCCGGCGTCAGGCCGACGGTTTGCGATTGAAGCGGCTGTAGATCTTGGAGTGATCCAGCGCCGCGGCCTGGCCGCCACCCTCAGGCGAGTGATGGCCGTTGATGTTCAGCCGATTGCCATGCGCGGCAGCCACGTCGTAGACGTACTCGGACGCCTGAGCCTCGGCCATGCCGTTGTCGATGAGCTTCTCGAGCAGTTGCGGCTGACCGGTGGTCTGGCATGCTTTGACGATAGCGACCGCTCGGCCCCGCTCGGCAGTGACGGCCGCTTGCGCCTGTTCCTGCCCGCTCACGCTGGCCTCGATCTCGGCGACCAGATCAGGATGAGATTCACGCAGGCTCGCCACGGTTGGCGTCGCGATCAGCGCGACGATGCGATCGCCCAGATCCGCCGCTTGGGCCTCGGCCTCTTCAGGCGTGAGATCGAAGGCGAGTGCCAGCGCATCGGCGGCCGTCATCGGTGCATTGTGCCGGCTTGCCAGCTTGGCCTTGGCCTGCTCGGCACCGTGGGCCATCGCCTTGGCGAGACCCGCGAGGGAGGCTGCGGCCTTCGTTTCAACCATGACCGAGTCGGCCAGACCGAGCTCGACGACCTCTTCGGCGGAGAGGATCGTGCCCTGGCCGTCGTCACCCTTGATCAGCGTCTGCATGCGCTCGCGATTGTCAGCACCTACACGGGCGACGTAATGCGCCATGATGCCGTCGGCGATCTTGTCGAGATCGCCCGCCAACGCGCGCAGCTCATCGGCGTTACCGATCGCCACCGTCCACGGGTTGTGGACCATCATCCAGGCACCGAGGCCCATATTGACCGTGTCCCCAGCGGATGCGATGACAGACGCGATGCTGGATGCCTGTCCCAACACGTTGACTGTCACGTTCGCCTGGTGGTCGCGCAGGTAGTTGGCGATGGCGATACCGTCGGTGACGCTTCCGCCGGGACTGTTGATGTCGATGGCGATCTCGTCGAGCACACCCAGCCCTTTGACCGCTGACATGAACGCCTTGGACGAAACGCCGCTGTCATCCCACCAGCTCTCACCGATCTCGCCGTCGATGGTGATATGCGCTGCCTTGGAGTTGCCGGCTTGCGCCTTGGCCGTGAACCATTTCATTCGTCGTTTTCCTCATCTTCGGTGGAAAGAGCCTCGACGGCGGCCTGCAGCGCGCCGTTCTTGCCGGTGGTGCGCGGGTCGGAGTCGAGCACCAGGCTGTAGCGCTCGGCGCTCTTGTTGCCCTTGTCGATCTCGGCATCAAGCTGCTCGAGCGACCAGCCGCGTTCGCCGGCGGCTTCGCTGCGTGGCTTGAAGCCGGCGCGAACTTCCATGACGTCGGCGGTGACTTCCTTGAGCGGATCAACCCACGCCCACTTCGGTGCGATCCAGTCGATGGCGAGCAGGTCATCGCGTCGCTGCCAGTAGTTGGCAATGCGGAGTGCCCCACTGGTGATGGCGACATCGAGCCACTTGGCGGCGATACGCCGACACCACTGGTGCACGATGAGATGCGCCTGGAGCGCCTCGGCGCGCCGGCGGAACTCCAGCAGACCAGCACGGATGGAGGAGTAGTTGACGCCCTTGAGATCGCCGGTCAGCTGCTCGTAGGTGATACCGGCACCCTTGGCCAGTGCCAGCAGCTCGGTGCGCAGCCACTCGGTGTATTGAGATTGGATGTCCGGCGGGGTCGAGAATGACACTTCCTCGTCGTCTTCCAGGTAGTGGATGCCGCCAGGCGTGAATTCGCTGATCGGATCGTTCTCGGCTTCGCCCGGCATGGTGACCAGCGTGCCGAAATCAGGCCCTTCATCATCGGTATCTGCCGTCGTCTTGCGCTTGACGAATGTGCCGAACAGCTGTCCAAGCTTCTGCCGAGCCAGCGTGGCGTCCTGCATTTCGTCAATCTCGTAGAGACGCACGATGACACTGGTCAACTCTGGCACGCCGCGGAGTTGCCCGGGCCGAGTGCGGCGGTACATGTGAACGACGGAGTCCGCAGGCACCGGCACTCGCCGATTGATCTCGGCGGTAAGCTGCTCATGCGGGTGATAGCGCCATAGGTGGTAGGCCGTGCGGGTGCCGATGGCATCGAACTCGATGCCCATCTTGACCAGCCGGCCGCTCAGCAGGCTGTTGTAGTTGGGGTCGAGATGCTCCGATTCGATCAGTTGCACCTGGAGCGGAACGCTCAGGCCGTCGCTGGTACGTCGGTAGCGGAACCGCGCCAGCGCCTCGCCGGCCTCAAACTGGGAGCCGGTCGCCAGAGACGTCAGACCGTAGAAGTCGTCGATGCCGTCGGCGTCGCATTCCTTGACCCACCGATCCCAGAGCGCCTGAATCTGGGCATCACCCCACTGGGGTTTGATACCGGTACCGATCAGGTTGGTGACGTAGCTCTCTTTCGCACCGCCCGCGTAGGGGTTGTTGCGGATGGCGTTGTGGCTGCGGGACTGCAGCAGCGGCAGCGAGTGCGCGATGGGCATGTTCGGGCCGCTCAGCACATTGCCTTTGCCTGCCATCCGGCGGCCAGACGATCCGCCCTCGTAGGCCTGGTTTCTGACGGGCACGAGCTGCCCGCCGCGCATCGTCATCCGGATGCGCGGTTTGGCGACGTGTGCGGTCATCAGAGTCCCTTCGTGGTCCGGGTGAGTCGGGTGCGGCTGCGCCGGCGGCGGCTGGGATCATGTAGCGCGACCTCGGCAGCGATGTCTCTCTCCAACGTCCGCAGCTTGTCGATGTCGGAGGCGGCGTACTGAACGGTGCGCCCGTTATGGGTGACGCTGGTGACGCGTGCGCCGCTGGCGAGATCCACGATCGCCTGCTTGACCCGCGCCAGATCCTTTGCGGTGTAGGCGGCCATGGTGACTCCTCAGATTCTGGGTTTGAGCACGCGCGGGCGCTTGCGGCGCTTACGCGTGGGTTCAGCGGCGGGCGCCTCGACTCTCTGTGTCTCGCCTTCTGGCGTCAGGACGAGCATGTTCCGTTCCCACTCCTCCGCCCACGCCGGCGGTGCCTGCCAGTCGATCTTCTCAGCGTTGAGCAGGATGTAGATCGCCAGCGCGTAAACGCAGAGGTCGAACGCCTCATTGGGGCGCTTGCCTGGACGCGACCACTTGCCAGTGCCGGGATCGCGGATTTCGTAGGTCAGCTCTTCGTACCACCAGCGCCCGAGCCAATGCGGCGTATGGATGTAGCCGGCTCCGGGATCGTCTCGGTCGATCATCTGCGCGACCACGTCCTTGAGCAGATCGGTGCCGAGCAGATAGAGAGGCACGTCGCCGCGAGCACTGCTCTTGCGATTCTTGCGACCTGAGTTGTCCGGCCAGGTCTTGCGCACCCGGTGCATGGTCTTGGCGCTGCCGCCCTTGAACAGATACACGCGGCTCTGCAGGCCGTCGCGCGCAAGACGGCGGTACCAGTCATAGGCCTGAGACGTCACGGACTCGGTGCCGTCGCCCTCGCCGCCGGTATCAACGCCCATCGCAGCGATCGGCATGCGCCGGTCACTGCCATCCGCCAGCCGGTAGGTACGGTGCAGCACGTCACGCGTCAGCAGGTCCCAATCCTCAGGCTGCGTTGCCGGGCTGATCGAACGCGGCGGGCGATCATTGTTCGGCCCGCGGTCTTCCTTGATGTTGAAGCGGTCGACCACCCAGGTCTCGCGATCCGGCCCCCATCCGTGAATCTGCACGACGAAGCGGCGATTCTTCCCCCCCTGCACATCGACCGATGCGGTGAGGAAGCGAACGCCGGCCGGAACCGTGCGGTGCTCGATTTGCTCGGCGCGGTCGAGCAGCCGCTGGCTACTGCGCTGGGTGGTCGCGCGGCGGAATTTGTACGGGCGGCCCCAGTCGGTATTGATCACCGTCTGCAGGCTCTGCTGGCTGTCGGTGAGTTGATAGGTCTCTTCGGCGCGCGCCAGCTTGTCCGCTAGCGAGCGCCATGTCTGAAACGCAGCGGCCGGGCCTTCCATCCAGAATGAGGCGATGCGCGTCTTGCGCGGGGTACCGATGAGCTCGCCATCGACCGTGAGTGACTGCCCTTCAGGTACCCACCGACCGTTGAGGTTGAGCGCTCGTTTTTCCCGCGGATCGATTTCAACCGAACAGTGCGGGCAGAATGCGACGGCGCTCCCGAGGTTGAACGTTTCCAGCACCGGCATGAACCAGCGCCGACAGGATGACTGCGGGCACTGCCAGAACCACCGTCGCCGGTCACCCTGGTTGTAGAGATCGAGAATGCCGGATGTTGGCGGCGCCATGTGAGGCTCGCCATCCGGCTGCCGCCAGTCCTCATTGGTGATCAACCGGCCCGGCGATGACTCCGCCAGCGTCATGCCGGTGGAGCCGAACGTCTGCGTTCGTTTGCTGCCCATCAGAAACGCCGAACCTTCACCGTCGACATCATCCTCGATACGGTCGTAGTCGGTGATCAGCACGAACTGATAATCGGAGCTGGCCAGCACGTTCTTCGAGGGCCACTTGATGCCTAGGTAGTTGCCAGCGCGAAACGTCTTGTCATGGACGTTGTTGTCATGCCCGCGCGGGCTGAGCCGTGCATTCAGCTTCGGCGAATAGGCAAGCATCCGATCGATGCGCTTCTTACTGAATTCGCGGGCCTTGTCCTCGGATATCTGAACGATGAGACCGTCGCCCGGATCGCACTCGATCTTGTAGGCGACGTATCCATCGACCAGCGCATTCGTCTTGCCCGTCCGTGCCGGGCCGACGAAGATCACCGCGTCGTAGCGGCGCGAGCCCATGCAATCTAGAGGCTCTGTCATGTAGGGCGTGGCGTCTGGGCTCCAGTCGCGAACCGTGCCATCGCCACCGACCACCTTCATCACGTCCGCGGCCGCCTCGCTGGCCCGGATCCGCCGCGGGGGTCGGATCAGCTCGGCAACGTCTCTCCGGATCATCGCGGCACTGGCAAAGCTACCCATGCGCGATCTCCGTATAGTCGTCATCGGCCATCACGGCCTGATACATCTGCTCGCGCAGGTTATCGGTCACCCGCTCGACCAGCTCCAATCCCTCCGGCGCCAGGCCGGCATCGCGTTCGAGTAGATCAGGCAGGGAGTCCAGCGCGCTCGCCATCGCCTTGGCAAGTCGGCTCATTTCGCGATGCGCATCCTCAACGGGGACCAAGAGGCGCATCTCCCGTTCGAGCTTCACGCGCTCATTTTCGGACTGGAACCACGCCTTGCGATCCTGGGGTGGATAATCGTCGGGAGAGAGGCCGGCGGATCCGATCCGATCAGAGAACAGCGCCGGGCCAGCATCTTTGAGCGCGTAGAGATTGGCACCGTTGCGGCTGCCCGCCGGCACGACGCCGGCTTCCTTCAGTCGCTTGCGGACGGTATCGCGATGCAGCCCAAACGCGTCGGCCAGTCTGGATATGTTCCAGTTGTAGGCCTCTTCAAGGCGATTGATCTCTGCCACACGCTGGTCATCCTATGTTCGGCACCGTCCCCTTATCCGCTTCGGCACCATCGGCACCCCTGAACTAAGCAGCCATGCGCCCTGCAGCCCGGTGCTGCTGCCGACCCAGTGCTGCCGAAAAAATGTCGAATTCCGCGCTGCTGCGTCCCCGTGGCGTAGCCGCCGCTGGCGGGAAGGACCCGCGATTTTTTGCACCATCGAGGTGCATGCCTTGAGGTCGCTCAGTCGCGTCCACTTCGATATCCTTTGGTGCTCTCGAGACCGGAGTCGATCAATGGACAACAGCGCTGAGGTAGCGTCAGCCCTGCAGCAGATTCAGGATGAAATCGACAGCATCATGCAGGGGATTGAGGAATCACCCCCGAGGGAGGCAACCGACATCCAAAGCCGTTATGGCGCACTTAAGCAACGACTCATTGCATCCGCAAAGGCTGGGACAGTGACTGGCGATAGGCGGCCGCTCACCGAGTCCGAAGAGTTCTTCTACCAGCCGGCCCTAGAGGGGGCAGAACGAAGACTCAGGGCGAGATCAAACGGCAGCACTCCTGACATCTTCAGAAGTCTGGACGATGCACGCGTCGACATCGCCACGATGCTCTCCCAGGTGCAAGATGCCTCCTGATCAGGGGGCATCACACAACTCCCCGAGCATCCCGCGCATCTCGAACGCCCAGTCGGTCAGCCGGCGCTCGCGGTCCTGCAGCATCCAGTAGTCATCGTCGGCCAGGCACTGCAGCTGGCTCGACTTGATCACCGGCAGCACCGGCATCTCTGGAACAGAGCACTTAGGGCTGGTCGGTGTTGGTGCTGTCGTCGCGCAACCGGGGATCGCCGAACAGCTCAGGGCGAAAACCAGCGCGGCGCTGGGCCATCTGTTCACGCTCGACCTCCCGTGCTTGTGCCTGATCAGCGCGCTGGCGCTCATCGATTCGTCGCTCTACCGCTCGTGCTGCCTCGACGCCCTTGGTCCTAGCCTTGGCCTTGTCTAGCTCGTCACGAGCGGCGTCTCGCTGCCCACGCATGAGGAGAGCCAGAGATGCGAGCGCGCCCATGGCAACGGCCACACCGGCAGCCAGCCAGCCATAGAGCCGACTCATTGCAGCCGGCTCCGGATGTGCTCGTCGATGGCCTTCTGCGGGACCAGCCGGGCGACGGCGCCGGCGACACCCACCACGGACGCCAGCACCGTGTAGGCCCACTCGGGTAGCAGGCCCTCCCAATGCGGCAGCACGTCATGCAGCGCGAAGATCAGCGTCGAGAGGATCGCCAGCCGCACCGACCACAGCTTGTGTGCCTTGCGCGCTTCCGGTACCAGCTTCATCGCTTCCGCTCCGTTCTCAGCAGCAGCTCACCGGTGAACCCGTCATCGGTGGTCATGTTCGTGGTGGCTTGGCAGGCAGCCAGCCGCGTATCGGCAACGCCCAGCTGGTAACGCAGGTCGGCCAGCTTCTCGCGTGCGATGTTGCGTTGAGCCTCGAACCCGCCGGCCTTGTCCTGCTCCTCGACCAGCGCGTACCAGAGGCCATATCCCACGGCCTGCTGATAGTCCTGCGCAGCATCCAAGCGCTTGCCCGCGTCGCTCGCCTGCATCTGCGACATCACCGCCCAGGCCACCGCCACCGACGCCACCAGCAGATGCGAGCGGCTATCGCGGCTCAGCCTCCCGATCCATTGAATCATTTCCGCCTCAGTGCCGACGCAACGTCGGCGATGTTGTCCAGCAGCCGATCGACACGCTTCTCGAAGCCGTGCACGCCGATGTACCCCAGGAAAGCCGCGAAGAATCGGCCGGTGTCGGCCTCGTATCCCCAATGCTGAATGAATGGCAGCGAGGTCCAGGCCAGGAAGCCGACCATCAGCGTCTCTATCCAACGCTTCGGCTTGCGTAGCCCGCCAGACGTCAGCACGCGCAACGACGACATGAAGATCGCGCAGAGGGCCGCAGACTGGGCAGGCTCTCGGGCGAACGCGGAAACGGTCAGCCAGAGCTCAGTGATTTGGTCCGGCATCTCGATCCCCGGTTATGTCGCGCGGCTACCCTCGTTTGTGCGAAGCCCGGTGAATCAGTATCCAGGCGGGGATCATCGACAGGTTGAGCAGGAATCGGCCAATGGCCGTTCGGTCGCTCAGTGCGATGTCCACCGCCACGTCGGCGCCACGAAACGCCAACAGCCCGCCGGCGGTCGCGATTACCAGGTGGATGGCGAAGCGGGTCCAGCCGTCATCGACGCGGTTGAGGGCGATCAGGCACTGGATGATGAGACCGGCAGCGATCAGGAAGTTGGCCGCTGCCATCAGGGAACCGATCATGCCGCCTCCTCTGCTTGCCAGACATCGCGTGAATTGATCGCCAGTTGCCCCTCGATCAGCATCGCCTGCACGCGCTGGGCCGCCTCGTCCTTCGTGATGCGGCCATCGGTGTTTGCGTCGAGCCCGGCGTTCTGCCGATATGCGGTGGTGCCGTCGGTGAACATCACCGTGCCGCCAGGGCGCGAGACATAGGCCGGCATCAGGATCGCCAGGTACATGTCAGCCAGCGTGTTGATGCGCCGGTGATAAGGGCGGAAGTAGGCCTCGACATACTCGAGCTGTTCGATGTCGGTCATCGCCGCCAGCCGCTCGGTAGTCGTGCCCAGTCCGCGGGCCGTCAGAGGCATGAACTGAATCAACCCGGTGGCGCCCGACCCGGCCAGGTTCTTCTGGGCCGGGTCGAACGTCCGACCGGTCTCGAATGCCATACAGGCCATCAGCCAGTTGACGTGATCCAACGACCATCCGAAACCGGCCGCCAGCGCGAACAGCGCATCGACGAAGGCATCGGACACATGGGCGCCCCAGGCGAGGCGCACGCGCAGCGGATAGCGTCCGCTACCGATCATCTCGACATCGCGCATGAATCGCATGGGGAACTCCAGGCAAAGAAAAGCCGCCAGCAGGCGGCAAGATCGCGCAGCAAGCCAGGTGGCGCGAATAAGTTGCCACCCATGCCCTGGGAAACGTGGGGGAGCACGCGGGAGCGAGGCAAGGGCGGCGAACGTGGTAGCGGGTGCTGGAGTTGAACCAACTTCTCCGGGTTATGAGCCCAGCGTCTTGCCGTCTGACCCACCCGCTGAAACGACAGCGCCCTGGACGGTTGGAACCGTCCAGGGCGCAGAAATCACATAGTAGCTGAACTGTACCTGCTCTCCCCCTCTTTTACAACATCTTGTGTTCAAGCAGCCATTAGAGCTTGTTGACCGACCACATCCAGTAGTTTGGCCCGCGCTTTCTCGGCGACTCTCTCTAGCGCCTTCTTCGTCGCGAACACCTCCCTCTCATACGTCCGCAGGCACGTCATCCGGGCCCGTTGGCGCTGGCGGGAGAATTTCGGCGAGAGCCGCCAAGTCTTGCGCCGGAACGCTGGGAACTGATCGACACCGTACCCGGCGAATACCGGCCACCCCAGTCGCTGCAGCACGATCAACTGGGCGTCTCGAACCTCCGCCAGCGTCAGCCCGCGAGATCCGTTCTTGATCGCCTGCACTCGCGCCATATCGGTATCGAACACTTGGGCCCACCGCTGCGCCGGGATCGCATAACCCGCCAGCAGCAACGCCATCCGCTGCCGCTCGTTGACGTGACCCAGCAGCGCCTGGGCCATGGACCGCCAGCGGCAGGCATACCGGAATCGCTCGGCGGCCTCGCCCACATGGTCGACACGCCCCGTCATATCCCCGCGCCCCTCGCCCATGTTCGCGATCGTGCTCACGTTGTGATGCCCGAGGTTGAGATGCCGATAGTCGATCCGCCACTCGATCTCGACCTCGATCAGCTCATCAAGGCACCGGCGCAACGCCCGGGCCCTCAATTCGCTCTCTGCCGGCTCGCGACGAATCACCGCCAGCAGTTGATTGATCCCCATCAGCTCCAGTTGCCGCATCATCCCCTCCAATTGCTCCCCAGCGTCATCTCGTTGCGCCCGGGCGTGATCGTCAGCTCCCACGACGCGTACTCCCTCAGTACAGCTTTGGCCTCCTCCAGTCCCCGGCACAGCACCGCGCAGTAGCCCCGGTGATCAGCTTTCTCCAGCCACTCTCGCTGGCTTGCGGCCGTGGCCGCATGCTTGGGCGGCGTCGCCTTGAACTCCAGGTACAGGCCCAGCCAGCCGCCGCGGCCTTCCATCACCACCAGGTCCGAGACACCTGACTTCACTCCCTGGCGCTTGAGATCCGCCGCCGTCTTCTTGTTGCGCTGCCCCCCGTTGGGCACGTGGTAGATGACCTCGTAGAACGCCCCGACCGGCTCGCCCCGCTGCTGCTCGCCGTAGAGCCACCGAATCAGCGCCATCTGCTCGACGCCCTCGTGATCGATGCGTGGGGCGCGAGTGGTCCGAACTGGGCGTCGCCGCATTGCCGACGTAGTCATTGGGGACCTCCAGCCATCCTGATGGCCAGCACCGCCAGCGGAACCATAACCACAGCACCCGACCAGTTACCGGTGATGACCACTCCCCAGAACGATTGGCACAACGCGATGCCCGCCAGCACGAGTAGTAGCTTGTCCTCCATCACCACCCCCTCGCCTGCCGGCGTTCCCATGCTTGATAGTCGGCCACGATGCGGTCCAGCATCTGGCGCGCGTCGTCGTTCGTGTCGAGCTCGCGACGACTCTCGACGCCGCAGGCCTGGCGGATGGCGTCCGCGGCGTCCTGCTCGTCGTGAGTGCCATCCGGTAGCTGATCGGGCGTCAGGCCCTCCCTGTGCCGACGGCGATGGTCGAGATAGAGCCGGAAGCGTGGATTGGTGCCGATCAACGCCGCCCGGCGTGCCTGGGTGCTGCTGTGTCGTGTCATCGGCCAGCCTCACGGCTACCAGAAAACAGATTCATGTGTGAAACCGCTTGCTCGACAGTCTCGCCGAACCGTTTGACCCGGACATAGGTATGCACGTTGTTGTACCGCTGGCAGTTTTCCACAAGATGCCAGAACCCCGGAGGGACCTCCCGACGAAAGCACGCAAGTTCGAAGTCGTAGTAGCGCTCTAGAGCGACGTTCTCTCCAAAGGAGTTGCACCGCAGATCGACGGGGTAACCTGAGCCATCCCACGGATGGACCATCGCGACTGCTTGCCCGCCTGTAAATCCACCAGGGCATCTCCCGATATAGTCCACCACCTCACCCTTCTCGACATATGGCTGTCGAGAGCTGGCGAGCGCGGGGATTTTTACACCAGCAGCAGAGAGCCCTGCTAGCAACTGAAGAAACCGACGTCGGCTGAACTTGATTGTCATAAAATCCCCCTTCGGCTGCGGCACAGCGCGCACAGGCTGGAACCGGGCTCGTAGGCCAGCGCGTCACGTGCCTGCCCGCACAGTCCGCAATGGCGGCGAGCCGGCCGCCGGCGGCGCGGGCGATTGGGTCGTGTCGATCGCGTCATGCCATGTACCTCCGGCCACGGTAGTGCGGGCGATGCTTGCTCAGTTGGCAATCGACGCAGGAAGGCAGCACCTCGCCCTGGCGCTTCATCTTGCCCAGCGACTTGAACTCCCGGCAGGTCGGGCACTGGATCTTGTGGCGTAGCGGGTTCATGCCGACACCTCGTTCTCGCCGCCAGCGAGCGAGCCGGCCAGCTTGTCAGCCTCCAAATCCATGCGACCAGCACGCTCGGCTAACCAGTCTCGAAAGATGCCCCTCTCAGCAGCGTCCATCGTGATTTCTTGGCTCACGACCTTGCTATGCCGAAAACGGCGCTTCACCACCACCGGTGTTACCGCCACGAGCTCAAAGTCCATGCCCAGCCAGCCGGTGGCCATCCTCCGGCATGTATCTGCATCGGCCCTCAGGCGATCGATGGTTTCCAACTTCTCTCGAATCTGTCGCTCGTTCACGCCGCTTCCTCCCGCAGCACGTCGGCCACGCTCTCCGGCCACTTGAGTTGCTGCACTGCCACCCCGTCGCCGTGCTTCTTGCCGGTATCCATCATCCGGCCGCCAGCAGCACGACCGCGCTCGGTCATGACCCAGTAGGCCTTGCCCTTGGCGTCGCGCTCCTGGCGCTGGTAACCCAGGTCGCGAAGTGCGCGATTGACGGCAACCGCACTCATGTCGAACGGCAGGCCCAGATCGGTCGGTGTGAGATAGCGCTCATTGACCGGGCTGAGGAGATGCGTTGCGCCCAACTCACCCAGCAGGTTGACCCCGGTACGCTTCTGCACGGCCTGATTGACCGAGAGCAGCCGCATGTTGTCGTCGAGCCCAAGCGCTCGCGCGGCACCGTCGAGAACGCTGGCGATGGCAGATGCACGGGAGAGAGCCGTCGTGTCATCCATCTGCACTGTTGCCGGCTTCATGTGGATCTGGTCGCGCATCTCGTAGAACGTGCGCACCAGTCGTTTCTTGAATGCCCGCACGATGTCGCTGTTGCGCATGAACGTCAGCAGCAGCGTCGATTGCGGCTCGTTGAGGCTGGCCACCTCGCGACGCTGGGTTCCACCGGCGGTGGTGAAGGGTACGATTTCAAATCCGACCCTTCCGAAATCCTCCAGGTCTTCCATGTGCTCGCGCACAAGGCGGATCACCGAGGCGTGGTCACGATCGACACCTTCGGCAATCGCCGCCGTGGTGGTCAGTAGCTCGCCGGAATCACCGGCAATCACGATATCCGTCATCATCACACCCTCCCCGTGGCGGCTTTCAGTGCGGCCAGCCCCTGGCTGGCATTCATCCGGTGCGGCAAGCCGGCGGCCTCCGCTTGCTGCTGGGCCTGCTCCCGGCTGGCTCGCTCCGCCAGCTCGGCCCGGTTGCGCGTCGCATCGTTCTCGATCAGCCCCTGCGCCTGCAGCGGTTGGCCGGCCATCACCCGGTTGACCAGGGCGCCGTATTCCCGCTCGAAGCGCTTCTCCAGCCGGGCCCGGACCGACTGAGCCGTGGTGCCGTGGATTTCCCGCCAGCCCACCGTCTGCCCGGCCATCCGCACCGCCTCATGACTCCAGCGCCAGCCGTCCGGGGCGTGGCAATGGGCGCAGGCTTCGCGCCATGCCGCGTCTACGGTTGGTAGCCCGACGTCTTCCGGGCGCGGCTCGCACAGGCCAGCGAGTGCCACCGGCTGCGGCGGCCATGCCTCGTCGCCGCTCTTCGCAGCGTCACGGACCTGCTGGCGGAGACGCGCCAGGCCCAGTTCGATATGCCGCTCGCTCAGGTGGCCTAGTTCCGCCAGCCATGAACCGTCGTCGTAGGTGCCCCACTGCGAGCTGAACTTGTTACCGAACAGCTGACCCATGGCATCGAACAAGTGGTCGACGTTGCGCTCAGTGACCAGGGCGCCATTCGCCTTCGAAGCACTGCCCGCCGGCTGGCTGTTCGCGTTGCTGGCGATCTCGTTCCCGCGCTTCGGCAGCTGTGAGACGGCGCGAGGGAGTACGTTGGCGGCCGTTTGCATGGGCACCTCCGGTCGGTTTCGTGTGGGATTGGCTCAGGTCGCGGCGGATCCAGTCGACGAGCTTCTGGGTCCAGGCCATTGCGCCGTAGCGGCGGCCGCTGTCGGCATGGTGGGCGGTGAAGTTCGCCAGTTGGGCCGGGTTGATCATGGTTTCGAACGGCAGACCGGCTCGGAGGCAAGCCGCGGTGAACTGTTCCGAATCCGGTTGCCAGTCCAGCGTCATCGGGAACTGGCGAGCACCGGTCAGCGGTTGGCCGTCGTCGGCCAAGGCCGAGTAATCGAGAAGCGCATCCGGCCCCGCGGTGTGAGTGTTGGGGTTGGTGGTAGATTCATTGGTAGATTCAAGGGGTGTCACCGGTGACACCCTCCCCCTGTCAGGACTGTCACCCCGGGGTGTCATATTGTCACCCTCCCCCGAATTGGTAGAGGTAGTGGGGGTGTCAGATTGACACCCTCCCCCAACGGCCAGCCGATACCGGTTCGATTGCTGGCGCCCCGTCCTGTCCTGGCGACTCTCGACCACCACCAGACCGCGCTCCTCGAGGAGATCGATGGCACGCTGGACGCTGCGCACTGAACAGCCCATCTCGTCCGACATGGCGCGGATCGACGGCCAGCAGACATGCTGCTCGTTGGCGTAATCCGCCAGCAGCATCAGCGCCAAGCGCGATGGGGTTTTGACGTCCGTGGGCAGCGTCTTGAGGGACTGACGCGCCCAGCTCATGGCGAGGAGGCTCATACCCTCACCTGCCCCATGGCGTCCGCGTCATGTCGCTGGAGGAACTCGGTACCGAGCGCCACGGAGAAGTAGCGGTCACGCTCCTTGCGGTTCCATGCCTTGGCCTTCTCGACACGGGCAGCGGCCTCCTTGTCGAAGGGCTCGGTCAACTCCAGCAGCGCCAGCATCGCGGCGTGATAACGCGCACCGGCCGTGGCGATCTTCACCCGTCGGGCGTTGGCATCGCCGGGCTCGCCGGATAGCTTTGCCTGGATAGAGGCCTGCTTGTGGGTCTCGTCGAGCAGAGCGTCCCGCGTCCACTGCGAATAGTCCGGAATGTGTACTGTCATAGCGTGCTCCCCCGAGACGTTCCCGAGATCAGCGAACGGCCAATCTCCGGGCAATAGAGGGCCATGCCGCCAGCGGTTACAGTGGGAGTTCTCACACAACCGACTGAAGGGCCGGCGACATGGCCAAACCGGATATGAATTTGGGAAATGAGTTGCTCGAAAAGGCAGCCGACAAAAATCCTCAGCCATTGCCGATCGACGACTACAACAAGGCTCTGGGCAAAGACGTTGTTACGCCGACCGTGTCTTACTTGGTTCAGCACGGATTGGCCGAAGGTCCTGCACGGCGACGGATGGGAACTCTCGATAGCTACGCCGAGATAACCATCACCGCCAAGGGGCTTGACCACATCAGCGAAGACGGTGGACTGACCGCGCAGGGCAAAGTCATCACCGTGCGTCTGGAGGCGCAGACGATCCGCGATCTCGTCATGGCTCAGGTTGAGCTTTCGCAGGCACCTAAGCATGAGAAGACCCTGATTCGCCGCCAGCTAGAGGCGCTCCCGGAAGAGGGCCTGAAGCATCTAACCAGCCAATTGGTTCAGCTAGCCCTTCAGGCAACACCGAATGCCATCCAGACGCTGAAAACACTGCTCTAGACCGCACGAAGTCGAGGAGATCAAAGACGAGATAGCCGCCATTGAGGCAGAAAATGAGTGTTTGGAAAGGCTGAGGGCGGCAGGCGAAGCGAAGCTCGAGCTTTCCGGAGGCGCCCTCTTCGAACCACAGACGGCTCTGCAGCATATGCTCAGCTGAAGGGAAGCCTGATCGGTCATTGTCGAAGAAGTGTGTGCCTGGTAAAGGTCCCCTCGATTCCAGGATGAAACTCGATTGTGGGGTGCCTGGCTCAGCGGTCGGCACATCGTGAGACGCCGTGCGCTCCTGCGTGGCCTCCAAAGCCAGCTCCGGCCACATCTCACGCCAGTCATCCGGACGAAGCTGCTGGCGAGTTGCCGCGCCTTTAGAGACGGTCTCGATACGCACTGCCATCTCGACGGAAGCGGTCTTGTGTCCGTAACCGATCTGTCGCAGGTAATCGCGAGTCGTGCCGGTACTGCCGATCTCGGCATCCGTTGCTGTCTTTGCCCAGGCCAACAGGCCTTCGTTTCGCTCTGTCATAGTCGTGCTCCCCCTTCCCCGTCAGGCGCCGATCTTCTCGGGCGCCGTATCTCGTCTTCCCAGCAAGCGCACTTCCCACACGTCGACCTCCCCCGTCAGGCCCGCCAGCGCCAGCAGCTTGACCGCGTAATCGGTCTCGCCTTTCAGGTCGCTGTCGGGGAGACGGCCAGCACGCAACCAGTGCGATACGGCACCGGATGTCAGCCCGCATTCGCGCGCGACACGGTTTGTGCCACCAGCACGGTCAATGAGCATCGAGAGATTGAGTTCGGGGATTAGTTGCATGGAATACGCCCAACTGTTGGTCAACAAAGCATACTGAATGCTCAACTGTTGAGCAACTTATGTATTGGAAGCGCAATATAGGCACGGTCGACGCAACTGGTAGAATGCTGAGCATTCGCTAAACCAAGGACCGCGAAGATGGCTGACGAGCCGTTCAAGGTGGCAAGCCCGGAGTGGGCCAAGAAGGAATTTCCGAAGCGTCTGAAGATGCTCGCTGAGGCGAAGTACCGGAAGTCAGGGAACTCGAGCTACGGCTGGCAGACGCAGCTTGCCAATGAACTGGTGATCGACAAAAGCAACGTGTCGCGCTGGATGCGGGGCTCGCTGCCAGGCGTTGAGAATCTGCTACGGATAGCCGAGCTTCTGGAGTGCGATCCGGCGTACCTCGTTGGCAACGATGACGCACCCTCTGGCGATTTTTCGCAGCAGGCGCTGGACGAACGCATACCCAGAGATCTGCTTCTGCACGTGCTGGCGATGATGGCAGAGCTGCGCTCCATCTCGCGCGATGTCAGCGACCAGCAGTTTGCCAAGGCGACGGTGGAACTGCTCGATCGCGTCGCCGAGCGCCCGGAAATGAACGAGAACGAGATGACCGGACTCGGGCTGGCGTTGCTGAAAAAAACTGGAGGCGAGTAGCCAAGCCGCGGCTAATCTGGTTAAGCTCACTTCGAATACAAAAAGATACATAGTGAGCTTATGACGATAGCGTGCCCACCCGGATCAATGTCAGCTATGGGCCTGAGGTATGAAGGCCTCTCTTCTGACCGACATATTCTTGATAGCCTTGAGTACGCTAAATCGCTTGAAGGGAGCTCAAGGATCTATCGGCTCGTGGCCCATTACTGCTTGCACGGTGAAGTGTTGAGGCCACGCTCACGATCTGATCTTCGTTGCTACACCCTGCCCGCAAAGTCTGGCTCATACGAAGCACTACTGGTTATACTTACAGCTGCTGCGCATGAGATCCCCGCCTTCTCAGACGTCTACAAGTCAGCACTCGACTGGTTGATATCCAAGCTGGTGGGTTTCATCAAAGACAAGCTTTCGGGGCAAGGTGACGTGAACGAGCTCGTAGAAGTTATCAAGCTTCAGGCTGAGAAAAATTCTGAGCTGAATACGATTCTTGCCAACGGCTTGATAAAGTCCAACGAGCGGCATGCGGATCTGAGTGAACGCCTTCTGGATACCCTGCCTTCACTTATCGCTGCAGCTCAATCTGGCATGCGAAAGGCCGTCGCGCCGGTTGGTTCAAGCTGCAGTACGATGACTCAATTTCATGACCTGCCTGAACCAGTAAGCGTCTCTGAGCCAGAGGCTATGGCGATCAGATCGCAGGAGGAGTTAGTGGTGGGCAAGCCTGGACCGTTCATCGTCAATCGGATTCATTCACTTAGCCTCGATACAGGTGCCTGCACAATCGAGATTGAGGGTTTCGAAGGCCTCGTGAACGGCAAGGTCGATGACATCGGGTTGAAACAGCCCGGCAACCCCTATTCACGTGCGCTTGATGCCCACTCCCCACTGAGGGTGAGGGGTCGTCCAGTGTTCAAGCAGGATCAACTGCACAAATTATTTATCACAGAATCGGAATAGGTTTTCTGGATTTTCATGAACCCGCTACGGCGGGTTTTTTATTGCCTGTCAGTCACATACGTTGTGAATAGCCAATCTCCTACACGTTCAACGGTTCCATCCGCCAGCCGCATCGCTATACTGGTTATGCTGTATATATATCCAGTAACAAGAAGCGAGGTGTGTTGTGACTTCCAATCCCGACCAGGATGAACGTCTCCGTCGCGCAAGCGACCGCCTACGCCAACTCGAACGCTCGGACCCCACGCTGAGCCCCCTCCTAGTGTTGATCGTTGCAGTTAAGGGCAGAGAGGTCCGAAACCCGGGCTGAGCCTGCCAAATCGCTACCGAAATCAGGACTTGATGCCAGCGGAGAGAATCTTCGCTGGCTTTTTGTTGCGCAACTCTGTTGACACTGTTGAACGCTTAGGATTAACTAAGCGCAACAGTTGATCAACAAGAGTCAAGTGATGAACAACCTTACTCCTCGACAAGCATCAATCACCACACTGGTTGCTCAGGGCTTGTCGGCCAAGCAGATCGCCGTGATTGCCGGCATCACCGAGAACACCGCCCGCATCACGCTGCAGCAGGCCCGCGAGCGTGTTGGCGCTAGAACGCTTGCCCAGCTGGTGGCGCTGGCTATCTCAAAGGGCTGGATAGCCCCGCTACTGCTTGCCATTACGGTCAGCGCTATTTCGCCCGACGTTCACATGCAGCGCCTGCGCTCCAGCGGCAGCCGCCAGACGATCAGCATCACCAAGCTGAGCCGTCGGCAGGAGAGCCACGAATTCTCGGGGATCGCGGCATGACCTTGGACGCGCCCACCTTCTGCTACCCGGCCCGCCAGATCAGCGCCGCCTATGACGCCCACATTTGCACCGACGGGGTGCCTGACGTCGAGACCCAGTACCTGGCGCGGGATCGCGAGAACGGCACGCCGAGCAGCGGCTACCGCCCCGCTCTCTACGTGCCGAGCAAGAACCATCGAATCGTGATCATCGACAAGTGCTTCGGGAGAGAGGGCAACGCCCGCGCCTGGATCGCCGACCAGGTCCGCCTGATCGCCATCACCCGCAAGCGCCAGAAGGAGAACAACCCATGCGCCAACTGATCACCCACCCGGCCGCAGGCATCGCCAGCGCGATCGCCACCCTGGCGCTGCTGACAGTCGCCTCGGTCGGCCTGACCGGCCCCAGCGACTACGACGTCCAGCTGATGCAGCAGGACAAGTACTGCGAAAGCGTCGCGACATGGAATGCCGAAGCCGCCCGCGGCGTGGCACCAGCCCGCCGCTACGGCCACCCGGATTACGACGGCATCGCCGCCGAGGTCTGCGCCCCCGTGCTCTCACCGGTCGACGGCAGCGCCTACGCCAGCAATTGAACGACGCAGCCGCCAGCGTATGGCGGCCTGTATCCGAGAGCGCCTACCGGGCGCTGCCTGATGCAGTAGCTCTTTAACAACTCGGACCCCACGCAGTGCCAGCGGTGCGTAATCCGCTGGCCATCGGGGAGGGCTTTGCAGCGTCGGTGGCTTAACCACCGGGTGAATCTGCGGGCCCGGTGAAGCAGAGCCCTCCCCGATGCTGCGGCATCTCCTGCGTACCTTCGCCCGGCCCCGCGCCGGGCTCTTTTTTCCACCACCAGCACAGCGGCGAGCGCCCCAGTCCGGGTGCTGGCCTCTGTGCTGCACACCCACCGGAGTCAGCCATGCCGATCTACCTGCCGACCCGGCGGCATTGCCGATGCCGGGTGTGCGGCGCCCGACAGACGAAACCCATGCACCCCGACGAATACGTGCGCGGGCCGCGGTGCCGCAACTGCCACCGAGTCAACACGCTGCGCATCGACAAGTGGGCCGACGCCAAGCCCTGGCGCCAGCAGGTCTGCCGCTGCGACGGCTACCACTTCCCGCACCGGCGCGGCTCGCTCTGGTGCTACCACAACCCAGCTTACCCGGTAGACGAAGACCGGCGGCTGTTTGCCTGAGCGCATGGGAAGACCCTGGAGATACGACAACATGACCAGTCTTGCACTCAACCTATGCCATGAGCAGACGGCGGATAACTTCGCTGGTGCCGGCGGCGCATCGGAGGGAATCGAGCAGGCCCTGGGCCGGCCTGTGGATCTCGCGATCAACCACGACGCCGTGGCTATTGCCGCGCACACTGCCAACCACCCCGGCACAAGGCATGCCGTCGCCGACGTCTGGGACATCAACCCCGACGAGGCCACAGGTGGCCAGCCAGTGGGTCTGGCGTGGTTCTCGCCCGATTGCCGACACCACTCCAAGGCCAAGGGCGGGCGCCCGGTGAGCAAGAGCGTGCGCGGCCTGGCCTGGGTGTCAGTGCGCTGGGCAGCGCGGGTGAAACCGCGTGCGATCATTCTGGAGAACGTCGAGGAGTTCCTCGACTGGGGCCCCCTGGTCAAGAACGCCAAGGGCCACCTGGTGCCAGACCCGAAGCGCAAGGGACAGATGTTCCGCGGCTTTGTACGCGCGCTCCAGCGCCACGGTTACGAGGTCGACTGGCGCATCCTACGAGCATGCGACTACGGCACGCCGACAATTCGTAAGCGGCTGTTCCTGATAGCGCGGCGCGACAGCCTGCCGATCTCCTGGCCGAAGGCCACCCACGGAGACCCGGCGGCACCGGCTGTCCAGCGCGGCAAGCTGGCGCCCTACCGCACCGCCGCAGAGTGCATTGACTGGTCGATACCGTGCCCCAGCATCTTCGGCCGGAAAAAAACGCTTGCAGCTGCCACATTGGACCGTATCGCCAATGGCGTGATGCGCTTTGTCGTCCAGGCATCAGACCCATTCATAGCGCCGGTAATCGCTAGCGCTGAAGATCAGTCGTGCAAGGTCGCAGCTTTTGTGGCCAAGCATTACACCGGCGTGATCGGTGACGACTTACGCAAGCCGCTACCCACCATCACCGCCACCGACCATAACGGGCTCGTCACCGTATCGCTTACGCCTGCCGCGCAAGCCAGTGGTGCCAAGCCAGCTCTGGTAGCCGCTTTCCTCGCACCGTACTACGGCACCGGGTCAGGCGAGACAGGGCGAGATCTGCGCAAGCCGCTCCCCACCATCACTACTACTGATCGCTTCCAGTTGGTCACCGTCACGATCGATGGCGAGAGCTACACCATTACAGACATTGGCACGCGCATGTTCCAGCCACACGAGCTTGCGGCCGCCCAAGGCTTCCCTGCCAGCTACCAGTTCGCAGAGATCGACGGCAAGCCGGTGCCCAAGCGCACTCAGGTGCGCCTGATCGGCAACAGCGTGTGCCCGCCCCTGGCCCGCGCTCTGGTCGAGGCCAACTTCACCCACGAGCAGAAATTCATGGCCGCGCCGGCGAACGCCGCGTGACCGCCGCCAAGGAGGCTTACCCATGTGGTTCAAGAACGCCCACCTATTCCGAGTCCATGACGCAGACATCATCGAGCTCGACGCCCTCGAAGCCGCCCTGGCCGAGTTCGCCTTCCGGCCGGTGTCGCCGCGAGAAGCTCGCCGGGTCGGCTGGACGACGCCGGCCGGCAAGCGCAGCCAGGTCCGCGTCCACGAGATCCAGGGGCACCGCCTGATCGCGATGCTGCGCCAGGAGCGTCTGCTCCCCGCCGCCGTGGTCAATGACGAAGTCAGCGAGCGCGCCGAGGCCAGGGAACTTGCCGAAGGCCAGCCGCTCTCCCGGCGGGAACGTCAGCTTCTCAAGGAGCAGGTGCTCGAGGAGCTGCTACCCCAGGCGTTCACCCGCACCCAGCGTGTCGAGCTCTGGTGGGACACCACCCGCCACCTGATCGGCATCAACGCCTCCAGCCGCAAGCGTGCCGAGGAGGTGCTCGACCTGCTCCGCCAGACGCTGGGGTCGCTCAAAGTCACCCCGCTGGCCACTAAGACGCCGCCATCACGCGGCATGACGGCCTGGCTATCCGATCCCGGCCAACGCCCCGCCAGCCTGCTGCTGGGTGACCGGGTCGAGCTACGCGCCGCTGAGGATGAAGGCGTGATCGGCGCACGCTCGGTCGACCTCGACAGCGAGGAGATGCAGAGCCTGCTCGAAGGCGGCCGCCAAGTGTCCCGTCTGAGCCTGGGCAGCGAAGGCCAGCTTCGCGCTGTGCTGCATGACGACCTCGCGCTCAAGTCCCTGCAGTTCGACGATGCCCTACTCGACGAAGCCAGCCAGACCGACGACGGCGACGACCCCGTGGTCAGCCTCGAAACCGACTTCGCCCTGATGACCGGCGCCCTCGTCACCTTCACCAACCAGCTGATCGAGTGGCTGGGCGGCGAGGCCGATCCGGCAGCGTCGATGGAGAAGACGCCATGAAAGTGATCGAGAAACAGGTGACACAGCTCACCATCGTAGGCGCGGGTCGGGCAACTGGCCTGGGCGAGATCGACCCCATCGATGTGATTCTCGAGGATCACGGCCCTGCTCGGGGCCAAATCACGATCAACGTCTTCGGGGAGGCCTGGAGCCATTACTGGCCGGCAATGGGCGACTTTGGCATCGAGTCGTTCGTTGCCAAGGTCAGCACCCACTACCTCGCCAACAAGCTGCGCCGGCCGGACGAGAAGTTCACCGAGATCGATGGTGACGAACTGGTCGCGAAGATGAAGCACGGCGTCATTACCGATCGGCGAGATAAGCAAATTGATGAGCGTGAGGCGCGCGAACTTTGGGAGGAGATCGAAGCATTCGCGTCAGACGAGCGCTGGGGATCTATCGGCGAGAGCGAAGCCGAGCTGCTCCACAAGACGCTCGGCGATGACTGGTGGGAATGCATGAGTGAGCGCACCAGCAGCCACGGCCAGTACGTTCTCGACATCTGTGCGGCGGTGCAGCAGGTGCTGGGCGAGCGCGTCGCCAAGGTGGCCGCATGAACATCACCGTCTACACCGGTCCGGCCTGCCCGCGCTGCGAAGCCACCAAGCGCGCGCTCGACAAGGCGGGCCACGGGTACAGCACGTGGGACACCGGCGAATCAGATCGCGAGCGTTTCCGAGCCGCCGGCCACCGGTCACTGCCGGTGGTGGTCGTCACCAACGACCACGGCGAAACGCTCGACGAGTGGTCGGGTTTCCGCCCGGACAAGATCAACGCCCTGGAGGTGTCGTCATGAATCGAGAGGTGCAACGCAACACGCCGGGCGGCTGGCTCCGAGGACTCGCCCTGGCGCTGGCTCACACCGGCAAGCGTCAAGAGATCGACACCGCGCCGATCCGCCCCTACCGGGCCAAGCGGCCGCCCTCGAATGGCCGGGAACGCAAAGCCGCCGCCGAGGAACGCCGGGCACGGCGGAATGCCAAGCGCGCCGTGCACGCCCGTCGCCAGCGAGAAGGAGTGGAACAGTCTCATTACACCCCCGACATGGCCGGCAGCGGGCAGCACGGAATCTGCGCTCACTGCGGCAAGCCGCCAACGCCTGAGGGCCACGACGGGTGCCTCGGCACCCTCCCCGAGCAGGTTGTCATGAACGCCTGCTGCGGCCATGGCAACGATCGCCAGGCCTACGTCCAGCACTGGGACGGAACCGCCAGCCGCGGTGCCGATGCGCTTGAAGAGCAGCGCCGGCTGATCCACGGAACCATGGCCGTCCCTGCTCGATTGCTACAAGGGAGATGACCGTATGAGCAACGCAACGATTATCGACCACCCGATGACCGGCGAGCCGACCACGTTCTCGGAACTCGCCACCTTCTCCGGCATCGCCAAGGACACGCTCCGGTACCGCTACTACGACCTCAACCAGCGCGGCCCGGAGCTGATCGATCCGCCCACGGGTGATCACTACAAGCGCTCGCGGGCTACGACCAAGGCCGACCGCGTCCGCCGATTCCAGCGCGACCTGAATGCCTGGCTTGTCTCTCCCAGTGGCCGACTCTCAACCCACCTATTCCGCGACTTCCGCCGAGGTGCTGCATGAACCACATCTGGAACCTGATCGCCTGGATCGTCAGCCGCCGGCGTGTTGCCGATTGGCTGATCAAGCGCAGCCAGCGCACGCCCTACTTCGACATCGTGAAGGACGGCGAGACCTACATGCGCCGCTGGTGGCTGTTCAATCCGTACGGCTACGAGAGCCGCCAGCCGCGGCATCGGTGGTGCCCTATCTCGATCCGCGTGCATCACATCGTGAAGCCGGATGAAGACCGCCACCTGCACGACCACCCGTGGAGCGCCCGCACGATCATCCTGCGCGGGAGCTATCTCGAAGAACTGCCAACCGGTATTGACGGACGCCATCCGATCCGAGGGCATCGCTTGCACCGACAGCGTGTCGGTCAATTCCGCCAGCAAGGCGACACCGCCCGGATCGGCTTCGGCCAGTTCCATCGCATCGCTCACGTCAGCCACGGCGGCGTCTACACGCTCTTCATCTCCGGACCCAATCGCGGCAGTTGGGGCTTCCTCGTCGGCGGCGAGAAGGTGCCGTGGCGTGAGTATCTGGGCATCCCCGAGCCCTTCCGGCTGGATCTCGCCGAGCACATCGCCCGCCAGCAGCGTTTCAGCGAGGCGACTTTCGGCCCAGGTGATCGCGCACAGGGTGTCGTTGACCACATCCGGAAGGAGCTGCGCGAGATCGAGTCAGCGCCAAGGGATCTAGAGGAGTGGATCGACGTGGCCACCCTCGCCCTCGACGGCGCTTGGCGCGCTGGCCACTCGCCGGACGATATCGCCCGAGCTCTCGACGCGAAGCTCACCAAGAACGAGAACCGCTCGTGGCCTGATTGGCGAACAGCCGATCGCAACAAAGCCATCGAGCATGACCGGACCGGAGAGACGGCATGAGCCGATACGCCGAAAACACCTCGGTTTCGAGCGAGCGGAGCCGCGCCGAGATCGAGCAGACGCTTTCCCGCTATGGCGCCGACGGCTTCATGTACGGCTGGGACGGCGGTACCGCGGTACTGGCGTTCCAGATGCACGGTCGGCGGATTCGCTTCGACCTGCAGATGCCGGAGCGCAACGCCGAGGAGTTCACGAAGACCGAGACCGGCCGCGACCGATCGGCAGCCCAGGCCGCCAAAGCCTGGGAGCAGGCTTGCCGCCAGCGCTGGCGAGCCCTCGCCCTGGTCATCAAGGCCAAGCTCGAAGCGGTCGAGTCCGGCATCACGATGTTCGAAGAGGAGTTCCTCGCCCACATCGTCCTACCCAATGGCAGCACGGTCGGCGGATGGATGCTCCCGCAGGTCAAGAAATCATACGACAGCGGCAGCATGCCGCCGCTGCTGCCGAAGCCAGGAGAGTGATATGGGCGATGAAACTCAGGCAGAGACGCGGACCCATTCAGAACTTTGCCTGCGCGCCGAGAGGTGGCTGCGAAACTCAATCGGTTGTGGTGTGACCTTCGATGATCGCTTCCAGGCGGCCACCCATAACGGCGAACAACCCGACGCCATCGGCTGGCGAGATGGGCTTTCTTTTCTGGTCGAGGTGAAGGTCAGCCGAGCAGATTTCCTTGCCGACAAGAAGAAACAATTCCGGAGCGATTCATCCCTCGGCATGGGCGACTGGCGCTTCTATATGTGTCCGCCAGGCATGATTGTTCCGAGCGAGCTACCCGAAGGCTGGGGACTACTCTACTGCCACGCCAGGAGGGTCGAGAAGGTTCACGGCGTGCCAAACAACACTCAATACTGGATGGGGAAGCCATTCAACGGCAATAAACTGCCTGAGATGCAGCTCATGTACTCCGCGCTACGCCGGCTCAAGCTGCGCGGGCGCTTCCATGAGATCTACTACCCGCTGCATGTAACGGTAACTGAGAAGCTCGACACCACCGAGGGCGCCGATGGCTAAATCCAAACCGCTCCACTGGAAAGAGCCGGAGACAGAGAACTGCCCGCAGTGCAACGGATCCGGCGAGTGGCGCGGCATGTTCGGCTCGGGGCCCTGCGCGATGTGTGACGGCACCGGGTTGGTTGGAGAGGACGGCGAGCCACTGCCCCGCGAGGATCTGCTCGCGATGATGCGCCGCCAGCGCGATCGGATAGCCGGCAAGCTCGAGGAGGCCCGCCAGCATTACCGCCAGCTACTGCATACCCCAGGGGTCCGAGAAGCGCTCGCCGCCGAGTATGAGCGAAAGCAAGAGCGGCAGCGTGACGAAGACATGGCGCATCGAAAGCGCCTGAGAGGAGGTTGA